GAACTATCAGCAGGCTCGCGCCTCTGGGCTCGACCATGACGCCGCACTGACGCAGAGTCTGAAGGCTTCGGGGGTCGATGCCGCGACGGCCGGGCTGATGGGTCTGGCTCCGGGAGTTCCGATCCTTAATGCTCTGAAGAGGCCAGTCACCGACGCGATGGTGAAGATGGGTCTTGTAATTCCGGGAATCGGAGTTGGTGGTGAATACGCTCATGCGGCAGTCACAGGGCAAGACGTTAGCCCTGACGACTTGATGAATACGGTTGTCGGGACCGCTGGTATGGGCGTCGGGCTAACGGCGGTTCATGCGCTTGGAGCGCGAGCCGTCGGAGGGCGGGCGCAAGTCCCCGCGACTGACGAAGCCACAAAAGCGGCATTCGATGCGACGGTTCCGAAGACTGACCCCGCTCCGGTCGAGAGTCAGCCGGTTATCGTTATGGCGTCAGAAACTCGGCCGACGGTCGAAGGGATTCCAATTCCGGAGGCGCCAAAGTATCCGGAGCCAAAACCGACGTTCTTCAGTCGGGTGCAGCAGGTCGTCGACGAGAAAGGGCCCGAAAGCGCGAGCCCTCAACAGTGGCTTGCAACGATACGCAACGCTCCCGGCGTCAAATCTGAAGAAGTCGAGGCGCTCAATCTGCCTCAGTATCTGGCGGATCGGTCTGGCAAAGTCTCCAAGCAAGACCTTCTGGCGCATATTGAGGAGAATCAGGTTAGAATCGAAGAAATTCAATCGGAGGATAAAGTCCTCGGCGGTGGAACACTACAAGGAGCTGAGACGCAGTATGGTAACTATCGCCTCCCCGGCCCCATCGCCAGATATGGCGAATTGAAGCTTTATCTTCCACCGAAGACTGGCGATGTGCTATTCGAGGCGCCGCATTTTGGTGAGGAGAATCAGAATCTGCTTGCGCAAATTCGATACACGGATCGAATTGATCGGGATGGCGCCCGCACGCTTTTCGTCGAAGAGATGCAGAGTGATTGGCATCAGATCGGGCGAGAGGAAGGGTACAAAGGAAAAGCCCCTATCGATCCTGAAGTTCTTAAGAAGGCCAGACAAGATCGAATAGATGCACGAAGTCAGCTCTATGAGCATTTGCGAGAAAGGGGTCAATCTCCTACGACAACCCAAAATGTCATAGATAACCTCGAACACGCAGTCGAGCAGCGTGATGTCTATAATGATGGCGGGACCGATTTAGGGAAATTGATAGGCCAAACTCATCGTGTCTTTGGGCAGTACGCAGGCGACCTTGCACACGATTATGCAGAGCGATATGCCGAAGTCTCAAAACTTCAGGATCAGTCTGTAGCCGGCGTTCCCGATGCCCCATTCAAGTCCTCCTGGCCCGATCTGACCTTCAAACGGATGCTGCGATACGCCGCGGATAATGGATTTCAGCGCATTGCCTGGACGAATGGGGATCAACAAGTCGCTCGATACCCCGGACTGAATGAGAAGCAGGCCGCTGGCCTTCGGGAATTCTACAACAAGACCGTCCCAAGATTGGCGGATTCGTGGGCCAAACGTCTGGGGATGGGTCGAGGGGAAACTCGATTTCAAGAGAACGAGAAGTGGTGGGAAGACCGCGCCGCTGGCACTCAAAAACCCGTCCGCTATGTCGACGTTTCTCCCGCCGTCGCCACTCGAATCAAGATGGGGCTTCCTCTCTTCTCTGAAACTCGCGGCTTCAGAATTCGAAACCTAACTGAGGGCCTCGACGAAACCCAAACGAAGACAATCAATTTTCTGACGAACAAATTGACGAGCGTCTTCAAAGACCTTGCGGGGCAGATGGATATTGAGCGCCCGATTCGGATAGAATTCCACAGAGAGCTAATTCAGCCGAAAGAGGGCCCGCCAGCGGACGGTCTGATGCGAATGGATGCCTCGGGCTATACGATCAAAGTCAGTCTGGGGGCGCACGCCACACCAGAAGGGGTCTATGCGACCATCGCGCATGAATTCGGCCATATAGTGATGTTCGACAAGCTCGACAAGGCGCCGGACGTTGTCGTTAATAAGATCGTGGCGGCCTATACGAAGTGGAGAGAGGCCCGGCCGGAGAATGAGACATTCAAGCAGTTGATCTCCCGTCGAGACGATGCGATCAAGAATTTCTATAATTCGGAGCGGCTGGCAGAAATCCCAATGCTCTCGATGACGCCGGAGCGGCAGAGATATTGGGCCGGATTCGAAGAATGGTTCGCTGAGCAAACGAGCCGGTGGGCTACTACGTCTGCGAAGCCAATGAATGTTCTGGATCGCTGGTTCGGCACTCTGGGTGCGAGGGTGCGCGCTGTCGTCTCCGCGTGGCGCGAGCGGCTCGGTCTGCCGACTGCCGGACTGCCGACTCTCGAGATGAAATCCTGGCTCGACAGCCTGATGACGACGGCGCAGCCATTTCTTGCCGATCGAGTTGCGACGAAAGACTGGAGGACTCAGCGAGCCAGTCAGCTCTCGATCGATCGAGACGGGAGTCCGGAAGTGCAAGCGGTGGCGCAAGACCTCGGCACACAGAATTCTCGAGACATGCTCGTCCGCCTACTGGCGCACGAGGTTCCGCCGCAAGCTGCTGCTGACGCTGCCCACGTCGATCGGATCAACAAGGCTTATGAGTGGCTCATCAGTCTGCCGCAACTCTCTGAGATCAATCCGCATATCAAGCCGCTTCAGTATTATGCCGAAGGCATTGGGCTATTCAATGCGAAGATTCGCCAGGATATGGAGCGCCCTCTTGCGACGCTGAGCGCATGGCGGCGGCTGAAGGGAGTTCAGTCTGACGCGGTGGCTCGGCTGATCGATGACTGGGCGAACATGCGCTATAGAACGCCAGATGAGATCACAAATAAAGTCCGCCGGATGCCGACCGCTGACGAATTCAAGAAGATGGTGGCGGACAACAAGGTCTCCGATGCGGGTTTTGAAGTCTTCAAGAAGAGCGTTGCCGATCTGAATTATCGTCTGGACGATTTGACCAGGATTCTCAAGTCGAGAGCGGGAGGGATTTCTGATGCCGTCAAGCGAGCCGAAGCAATCGCCAGTATTGACCGAATGGTGGCGGATTTGCGATCCGCTCCATATTTCCCCTTCTTGCGCCACGGCGACTTCACCGTTACAGTCTACGGACCCGATGGCGCCGTCAAGCACTTTGAGCGATTCGATACGGCCCGGCAGCAAAAGTCTGGGGCAGATCGTATCGGAGCTCTGGTCGGAGCCGGAGACAAAGTGCTGCCCGGATTCCTCAGCAAAGACGTAAAGCCGCTGATCGGGCTGCCTCCGGCGATGCTGGATTTGCTTGCCGATACGCTCAAGCTCAGCCAGACGCAGAAGGACGCGCTGGCTCAGCTAAAACTCGACCATTCGCCCGAACAGAGCTTTCTCCACCGGCTGTCGAATAAGAACTATACGCCTGGCTATTCGAAAGACTTCATGCGAAGCTATGCGAACTACTGGTTTCACTCTTCGCGATACTTCGCCCGAGCAGACTGGTCAGATCGGTTTCGTGGGTGGATTCAAGAGACGAGGGCGCTTCGCTATAGCCGTGACGACGCCACAAAGATCGACCAGATTGCGAACTTTATGGGGAAGCATTTCGATTATGTCATGGACCCGAAGGCGGACTTCGCTGCCCTTCGCAGCTTCATCTTTGCGCTTCGGCTCGGCTTCAGTCCGACGACTGCGACGCTCTACCTCACACAGACCCCCCTCGGGACGTATCCGTGGTTGGCTTCGGCCTTTGGCGACGCGAGGGCGCTCGCCGCGATGGGGAGGGCGAGTGCTAGACTGTCGAACTATTACAAGTCGAGTTCGGTTGAGCAACTTTCCGCTCCTCATCTGAAAGGGATCGCTGAGGCGATGCGGCAGAAGGTGCTCGATGGGGGGGTGGCGCCGGAACTGGCTGCGATCTCTGAGGGCCGGAACCTGACGGGTGGGTTCGCAAGAGGGGCGGCGGCGAAAGCCTGGACCTGGTATCAAGAGGCCGGAGGCACACTTCTACATCTGGCGGATTCGTGGAACCGCCGAATCGCTTTCGACGCCGGCTGGCAACTTGCAATGGACAATCCAGATGCGAAATACATTTCGAGGGCGCGTGAAAGGAATCCTCAAGAGTATCAGCGACTACTTTCTGAGGGTTGGAGCCCGCAGGAAGCGTCGGCGTTTGTGGTTGGAAAGCACACTGTCGAAAGCACGCACTTCGTATATCAACGAAGTCATCGACCGCAACTGATGTGGGGGAAGGCGAGCGCGCTTCTGATGTTCAAGTTCTGGCAGCAGAATATGCTTTTTACGCTCTGGAACTACCCGAGCGTTGCGGCTCGTTCCTTATTAGTTATGGGAGCGATGGGTGGGTTGATGGGGCTACCTTTTGCGCAAGACTTCAATGGGATTCTGAAGGCGATCGGATGGAAGTTGTTCAATAAGGATTGGGACCTCGATCGCGAGACCCGTCAGTATGTGGTGGATCACTTCGGCCCGCAGGGGAAAGAATTAGCCGATAGTCTTCTGCATGGGCTTAGCCGGAATGGGATGGGTATCCCAACAGTCTTAGAAGCCCTCGGTCATGCTGTGGGCGCGCAAATTCCATTTCCGAACGTAGATCGAAGTGGGGCGATCGGCTTAGGTGATGTTCTGCCGGCTAATGCGGGAGAGCTTTGGGGTCCGCATAAAGACGTCAATTCGGTCATTGCGAAAGAATCCCAGTCGGTGTCCGGTGCGGCGTTCGGCTTCTGGTTCGACGTCTACAAGATGATGAGTGACTCGCAGCTCTCCTGGACTGACGCCAAGCGGTATGAGCAGGTCGCCCCGCATTGGATGGCGAACGCTTCTCGTGCGTATCGCTGGTATTCTGAAAGGCGCGAGCGCGATCGAGGAGGCAATACCGTTGTTAAGTTCGACCCGAACGACACTACTCAGATGATGGAGATTCTTGCCAGAACCCTTGGCTACAACCCGACACGAATGACGCAAGCCTATGACCGAAATTCGGCGGCTCGAGAAGTCGAGACGTATTGGGATCTCCGCCATGAGGGCCTGCTGCGCCAAGCATGGGAGGCGAAGAAGTCGGGAGACAAAGAAGAATACAGCCGAGTGGTGTCAGCAATCCGGTCATTTAATGGACAGCTCCCAGATGAAGCGAAAACCAAAGCGATCAGCGCCGACCAGATGCGACAGTTCTTCGAAAGTCGGGCGCGTGCTTCCGCGCTGGTGGAAGCGGGCCTCCCGGCGCAGAAGAAGAATATTCCTATTCAGAAGTCTATTCAGCGGATTTACCCCGAGGCGGAGACAGTCGGTCGGCAGAGGGTGACGACACCTTAGCTGACCTCGATTACTTCCAGATTTGCCTTTCTGGCACGACTTACCATATCCGCAGTTCCGCGCCCTCCTGGAAAAGCAACTACCACTTCTGGTTTACCCTCATCAAGCATCTGTTGATTTCGAATAGAACCAGCAGATAATCCATAAGTCTTCCAGTCTGCTGGAAATCTCGCAATCTCTATTCCTTTTTGCTTCGCCCAAAACATTGCGAGAGTGTCTGCTCCACGAGCACACCCACTGATGATACAAGAAATCGGACGAAGATCGTTTATCGCTCCTAGCTCTTTAGAGAGTCGGTCAAGATGTTGATATGTCCTTCCACCACAGACTAGCACCCGCATGAGGTCCTCCTTTTTTGGCGCCCTTAATCGCCGGTTAAGCGCCCTCTTTAAGCCTGACGGCATCCTGATTGTTCTTCGTCGTCTTCGACAGCAGCCCGCCACGGACGGCGGCAAGGACAGCTTCGCCGAAGAGTTTCATCGGCATATTATTCATCGAGAGGGTCCAGAGTTCGTTTACTGTCAAGATTTTGTGCGTCTTCACCAGTTGGACAATCTCGGCGATGTGGCGGGCCTCGTCGACTGAGCCGATCGACTCGAACACCTTTATCATATCCGGTTCTATCGAGGAAATAATCGCTTCGGCTTCTTGTAGATCTCGCTCCTCGATGATGAGTTTATCTGACTTTGCGGCGGCAAGGACAATCGCGAACTTGTGGATGTGGGTTTGCTTCCTAGAGATATATCCACCGTAGCGATCAGAAGCCATATGAGGAGCACGACTACCATTCCAGTGAGAAGCATACCAGTTACGACCCCAATTACGAGCAGCAGAACTGAGCAAATAAGGGCCGCTAAGAGTAGAAATAAGTTGAAGGTCTTCCACCAGTCTTGCTTCATGGCTTTGGTACTCCGAAAGGGGGATCACTTCGTCAGGGTAGGGCACGAGGTGGCGTTTCTTGTCACCATAGACGAAAACTATCCGGGAAGTTAAGCCTCCACCAATCATTTGAATAGGGAAGTGGGTCTTCAGCCACGCTGGCGTGGTCGCTCCGATTATGTTCAGCCAGGGGTTGCGGACTTCGACCTGGCCTTGGGTCTTCGTTTTGTGGATGAAGCTGTCCTGCTGCCCTTCCCACATCCGGATTAGGAACGAGAGTAACTTGTCGTCGTCCATCGTCAAGAACGTCCCCAATTCGCCAATGGTAACGGTCAGGGCAGACATTGGGATTGCCGCTTCCTCCCCGGACGGTAAGTAGTATTTCACGAACTCCGTCGCCGTGGAGAGTGAGTCCGCGAGTGCTTGCCAAGTCATCGATTCCGGCCCAAATGCGATACCGGGAATTTTCGATAACAATCTTGTTCCGATTGAGATAGAAGTAGACTTCGCAGCCACCCCAGGTGGTCCCACGAGAATAATGTAGAAGTTTGGTGTCCATTGGAATTTCCTCATGTCTAGCCATACTCGCCTCCTGAGGGCGCCAGCGATGACGCTCACCCCAGTCCAGAAATGGAAAGAGTCAGGGGACTCAGAGTCCCGAGTGTATTCCATATATGCTCTGAGCCAGTTTGTGAAGTGACGTGCCACATTAGGCCACTTGAAGCTCGAGGTTGATTTCGCGACAGTCGCCCCAACTCTTGTCCGAAGCGGAGAGTTTCCAGGGGATAATTAGTGGGGGGTCGTAGGGAACGGGAACATGAAGCGCAGAGTAGATTTCGCGAAGGCGGTCCTCATGGTAATACGTCTTCGGGATTTGGAAGACAAGAGAGTCATGGACCTGAATTAGAATCTCTACCCAGGGGCATCTCTCTTCGAGTTGGAGGGCGCCTCTAAAACATGTCTCCGCCACAGTGCTTTGCGGAATCCATGCAAGGGCTTCAGGAAGCAGTCCATCGATTCGATCGAAATAGATAATGCGGTATCCAAAACGATTGCTGGCCGTACGGGACCGAAATAGTTCACTCTCAGTTCGCCGGTGCCAATCACGAACTCCAGGGTGGTGTTTGAACCAATAAGATTGGAAGCGCTCAGCGAAAGAAGTTTGCCATCCGAACGTAAGAGCCAGGGTCCGAGCGGAGGCGATGTAATTCGTGCCATGAACTGCGGATTTGAATTGTTGGCGGAGCTTGTGGCGCTTTTGTGTGTCATAGGTCTGCCATATGTCTAGGCCGATCATTTCGACGGCATTATCTGTATGCAAGTCAAAAGTACCTTTTGCGGCGTCCATCAGACTCTGGTCGTTACACTCTTTCGCGACGACGAGAGCGTCCGCGCCCTTAAGGTCGGCATCCAGGATGATGTAGCCGGGGTCCGGAACGAAGAGCTTCCGGATATTAGGAAGAACGACTGTCATTTGCGCTCACGTATCGGCGAGAGAAGATAGCCATAGTTGGACGACGTATAGACGACAAAGGGCATCTTGAGTGCCTTCAGTCTGACGCGGATTCGAGAAATGTGAACGAAGATATTCGACCGCTGATTCTCCGGGCCGCCATAGTTGCCCCAGAGATCAGTTGAAAGACTGTCGATCGAAACGACTCGGCCAAGTTGATTGAACATCGAAATAAAAGCGATTGCGGCTTTTCGCTCACCGTAGAATATCTCTTTTCCATCCCAAAAGACAAGGAGACGGCTTCGATCGACGATCAAACGTTTGTCTGAGGCAAGAGGACTCTGGCAGAGGGGGCAGAGAATTTCACCTTCCGGTTGAGCCGAAACCATGAGTTCCGCGACTGGTCGGTGGTAGGTCCTCAACCTCCGTGAAGGGGAACTCTTCTCGTCTGATGAAGATAAGCTGAGCGATCCGCTGTCCATGTTCGACATAGGCGGCATTGAAGCCTCCATTAAAGAGGAGAATTTGAATCTCGCCGGTATAGTTTGGATCGATGAGGCCGGGAGAGTTCGCGACGAAAAGTGGCGGGTTCGACGCTGCCATTCCAGATCGGCTGAGGACGAGGGTGCAGAAGCCATCTGGCGGTCGAATAGCCCACCCAGTCGGGATTGAAACTGTCTGCTGGCTACTGACGAGCCGTTTTGATGGACGGCCCGTTTCAGACATAAGACAAGCGGCGATGTCGAAGCCAGCCGCGCCGGGGGACGAAAGCAGAGGATATTCGGCGGCCGGATGAAGGCGCTTCAGTCGGATGTGCTTCGTTAGATCGACTGGTTCGGATACCAGAAGCCTTCCGTATTGGTCGCGCCGTTCTTCGATTTCACCGGGCATTATTTTCCTCGCGGATAGACTGGTTGACATGAGCAAGGCCAGAGGAGAAGCCAACTCGGGTGGCCTCCTCGATCTTGTGCGATTAGCGGACGGCGCGCAAACATCCATCCGAGGCGGAGATGGTCTTCGAGATAAGGATCCCAAGCATAGATCATCGTCATTCTTCATCCCCTTTCGGAATGTTTTGCAGATTCGTTCCTCGCCAGAAGGCATTCTGGCTAGAAGACCAGCGGAAGGTCTCTGTTCCCGCTGGATTGAAGGAGCATTTCATCCGGCCGTCTGGCTCGAGTTCGGCGTTGACGAAAGTGTTGTGAAAGACTCCGATGCTTCTAGAGATCAAAATCAAATCGAAGATCGGCGCGATCTCTGGAAACTTCGTCTTTAGCGTTTCGAGTGCCTCGTCGTCCACCGTGACGCTTCCGGTCTTGCGGCTTCGTTGCGGCGGCAGGCCGAGCCTGTCGTAGAAAAGAGTCTGTTGCTGTTTTGGTGACGAGTACCACGGCTTCTTCGAGCTCTTCACGAGCGATTCCGTCAATGAGTTCGGAATGATCGTAGTAAGCCGTCTTTGTGTATCCGACAGCGCAGCCGACAACTCGAACCCGTATTGTGACCGTCGCTTCGTATCGATTCGAATGCCTCGGTTCATCATTCGAAGGGCGAGAGCGGCTTTTTTCTTTTCCCATTCCCATTGCTCCTTCTGGCCGAGATCGACTATCATCCGACGTAAGACTGTGGCGCACTCATAAGTCCGAAGCAAGTCTTCTGCGTTGTAACGCAAGTGCTGAGTCTCGTCGGCGTTCAGGTCCCATTCTTTGTTGTCGTCTTTCCAGAAGCGGTGAAAGCGACAATAGAGGGAAGAAAGATAGTCAAGCCCCTTCGGTGTCCCTGGGAATAAAAGATGATGTGCAAGCATCGTGTCGAAATCACATCTCGGACTGACGCCTTCATAATGCTGGATGTATTGGGTATCGTAGAGGAAATTTTGACCTTCGATAAGGATATTTGGATGTGAGAGGATTCGCCTAATGAGACGCGCAAGATGAACCTCCTCTTGTGGTCGCCAGTACGAGTCGAATTGGCGTCCGGGCCGAAGACGAACGAAGGGAATCGTAAGCCCGACGCGATCTGTGCCGAAGCCTATACACGTCATCAGCCCGCGCGCCGTCTCGATGTCGCAGACGAGCCGGACCGGAGCGATTTCAGCTTGAATTAGCCAGCCTTCTAAACAGATGATTGCATCTTCAAAGGTTGGAGGCGCCAGAATATACGGCGCCCACTTGTCGATCCAGTCATTTTCGAGTGCTTGCTTTACTCTTGTCTTCAGGTCGTGGACTGTCACGGCACGAAGGTACCAAGCTCGAAGGATCGCAGCCGGGTGAATTACGGGCAATAGTTTCGAGTTTGAGTCGGTTGAGGTCAGCATTGAACCTCGCCACGATAGAATCCCTCCCGGCACAAGCCTTGAAACACCGTCGATTTTCGATCGGATCGAAGAAATCGAGCATAAGCCCTCCGAAAGTGCCCAGAGAGCATAGTTGCCATGTGCAATGACAAGCTTCGGCCTTATCACTCGAAGCTGGCTGTGAAGCCGATCGATTTCGGTCTTTGCGAAAGAAGAAGGATGAAGGCCACGCCATTTCGGTCGTCCTTTGGTGTTCTCTTCGAAGAAGAGTTCGGTCTCATTTCCATTCGGCTTAGCCGATATTACGTTCGTCTTAAAGACGAGGGCGGAGCGGATTCTACTCTCTTCCAGAATTCGGTCTAGTTCTTTTCCGCTCTGGCCGACGAAAGGTCTCTGGGCTTGCTCTTCCTCAGAGCCCCACGACTCACCGACCAGAACGATGTCGGCGTTCTTGGGGCCGGAGGTTCCGAAGAAGAGATCGCGGTCTGTCATTTGAAGTCCACGAATAGCCAGAGACAGAAGGCGAAAGTCGCGAGTGCGACGACAGGAAGCCAGTGCCAGTCGATCATAACTCTTGCACCGAGGGTTCGACAGTCGGGGCGGGCGCCGTCTTGAGTTTGCCAGTCTTCGCCCGAACGAGGGCGAGATTATATGCGCTCTCGTCTAGTTCGATCCCGAGCGCGCGTCGGCGGCTTTCGCGAGCTGCGTCAAGAGATGAACCGCTCCCACAACAGGGGTCAAGTACGAAATCGTTCGGAAGCGTGGAAGCCTCGATAAGCTCTCGAAGAAGAGAGACAGGCTTCTCGGGTCCATAGTCTCGGTCCGCTCGGCTAACTCGGTTATGGCGGAGGATGTCCACCGGACTTGTGATAAGTCCCCGCTTGTTTTTTGTGGCGAAGAAGATGAGTTCGTAGGTTCGTCGGAAGCCTTGTCTCCCCCAGGGGGCGAGACCTTCTGAGTCACTTTTGGCCCAAATGATAGGAGTTCTGAAAGGGGTCCAGCCAGCTTGGGCGGATATGGTCCTGAGCCAGTCAAAGTGATCGATGTCGGTGAAGATGAAGATGTTCGCTCGATTTTTACACGTTCGAAACCCTTCGGAAATAATACAAGACAAAAGGGCTCGCGCTGCTTCTGGAGTATCCTCGTAATTATGATGATGGACTGTGCGAGCTCGAAATCCTCCACCTCCTGCTGAGACTCCATATGGAGGATCACAGAGAATGAGGTCGAATAAGTCTGAGTCAAGTCCTTTGAGGATGATTGCGGCGTCTCCATGACGAACCTCGATGTTGGACGCCGATGTGGCGTCGGCTTTTGCGGACTGTCGCCTGACGTGTTCGGCAGCGAAAGCTGCCTCTTCCTTCTGAATGACTAGCTGAAAGGCTTCACCAGAATTTCTGGCTTTCGATATAGCCGGGTCGGCTAGGTGAGGAGCAATGATTTCAGCCTCTCGTATTCGTTGAGCGAGGCCAGCGACGGAAGCCGTCGCGCCCTGAGCGACAAATTCTCTCGCCGTGTCTGTGAGCGTCTGGTTAGGACGCTCGGCCTTCCGCATCGCGTGAGATGCCGCAATAGCACGGATTCGATCTTGCCAATCCAAATCTTCACGGAAGATGTTCTCCTCTAGCTCGGCATCGAACAAATCGGCTGGAGATAGGTCCGTAAGCCGAGTTACCGGAATCTCTCCAGGGAGGAAAGTCTCCCCATCGCACATGAAGAATTCTTTTGCGTCGGCAATGGTGTCGAGGGCACGGAGACGGCGCTCGCCAGCCACTAGATGATACTTCTGATCGAGTCCCCAAGAGACCACTGGTGGGTGAAGCAGTCCCCGTGCAAGAATGGATTCTTTTAGCGAGGCAAGCTTCGCCAGGTCGATCTCTCGTCGCTGCCTCTGGCCGATTAGAAGGTCAGCCCGTTGAATTCGGAACACTGGGTTTCTCCGGGAGAATGACGTAACCCGCGATGATCTTGCTCTGAACTGAGCCGAGTTGAGTGCCGTCGGCTCGAAAGAAGTCCCACCACTTTGGTCCGGCTTCGATACGGCGAGCATCAAGAAGGCTAATTGTTGCCAGTCCTTGAGGGGTGGAGATATCAGTGAAGAGCGCGACGCCATGAGGACAGAGGATTGTCATTTTGTGCGTCTTAGGTCTGGAGGAAAGAGGGCGCATTTGCGCGCCGAGTTGCTGACGACGAGAAACACAAGTCTATCGTCAGATATGCGCGCCGATCCGACTGACTGAGTCGTCGATGTCGGCGATGACATTTGCGAATTCCATAAGGAGGAAGTCGACAGAGTTTGGAGCGGGAGGCGTAGCATTTCCCGGCTTGTCTGCGCCCTGGCCGTCGAGCGAATAGTTGATCGCTGTCAGCTTACTACGAACGTCGACGGCGTGGGAGAGAAGAGTTGCGATTTTCTCCCGAGTCGAAGTGACAGGCTGCGCCGTTTGGGCGATAGCAGTAGCCGGACGATCCCACTGCACCCGAGCTGGGAGAGACTTGCGTCTCTTACGAGAGCTTGCTGACACGGCTCACCTCCGAATATTTGATCGTCGGGTCTTTCTTGTCCGAAGACTGAGTGATTCGCCCGATGAAGGGACCCGCACCGACCAGTTTGCCGAAGGTCCACCCGGCCATGTCATTTTGACCCAAGGCGGCGCGCAGCGCCCCGAGTTTGACGTTCTTGCCCTCAGATGTATCGAGCCGCCCGTCCTTCATGTCGAGGAACATCTTGATCCGGTCGGTGACTTTCTCCCGGCCGAGCTTTGCGCGCAGCGCGTCGTCGAGGATTTCGACCGGAATAGTGCAGGTCGGGCTGGAGAAGCTCTGGCCGTTCTTCTCCCATTTGGCTTCGCCGAACCAGGTGGTTGGGTCAGAGTCGGCGGAGATCATCATCTTGAATTCGCCCTCGGGATTAGCCGGGACGGAAGTGCTCATCGGCCCGTCAACCGTCTGGTTGAGGAAAGCCGAAGCGTCGAAGCCATCGCTCATGCGGTGGGTCCTTGCGTCTGTGCCAGCAGAGAGGATGACGCTTGTGTCGGAGAGGCTGGCGGCGCCCCGACCGTCGGTGAACCAGACATCGCAAGTTTGCGCTTGCGGTGAACTGCGACTATCTGAACATATGACGGATCAAGGACCGCCGAATTCGGAAGTGCACGATTTTTGAGATCGGCATCGTTGTCAATCGTCGACCAGGTGAATTGGGGGTTCGCCAGTCGCTTCTTCGCCCATACAACTTCGGAGAAGAATTTTGGGATTTTCGGAGCCAATTTTGCACCGAGAGTCGATACCATGACCTTCGTGCCACCACCCAACTGGTCAATTTCTTTCTCCGTGTGAGCGTTCAGAGTGAAGAAGCACTTGCAATCTGATGTGATCTTCAGAAGGACTTGATCGATCACGTTCATCGCCACGCCCCATTCACCCTGATGGATTGCAGGCTTCAGGCCGACGGTGTTCGCCATGCTCATATAAGACATCCCACTGAGGGAGTCTATTGCGAAGGCGCGATCGTCCCCCCAGAGAGTGGCGTCGCCATAGCTCTTTCCGTCGCGGTCGCACTTGAAATTCTGGACGCAATCGAGGAATTCTTTGAAGGCCTTCTGTTCGGTCTTTCCGATACCCTGCTTCAGCTTTGTGATGTCTTCATAAGACATCGCATTGACCGTCGTGAGCATAGCATTGATTGCCGACCAATTCTGCGCGACTGGTGTGACTTGGTGCCAGTGGAGCTTCTCGATCGGCAGTCGTTTCCGTTCGAGCGCGTCGAGCAAGCTGTCAGCGCAGTTTGGTTCTGTTCCGATGACGAACAGTTCGAGACCGGCTTCGATATAGGTGACGAGGGCACTAGTCTTACCGGAGCCTGCTGCGCCCATGCAGAGGGTGCTAGGGGGTTGAAGAAGTCTTGCGGTCATTTGATGAAATCCTTATTGTGACAGCCTGACCTTCATACAGGTCTGGCCTCTCTTTGCTGATGAAGAGGGCTTCCCAAGAGCCCTCAAAGACGCAGAACCAGCCGATCTCTTCTTTTACGACGACTGGGTCTCCAGTGTTGAGGTCTTTAACAGTCCTGAGGTGGCGATAGCGGAGTTCGAGCCGCTTGATTCGAGCGGGGATGATGTAGTCGGTTCGGCTGTCGGGTCTCGAAGTAGCGGGTTCCATCTCTTCACCGTAAAGTTGCTATACCAGTTTTCTGGCGTCGTAGACTGGCAGAGTGGCATGAAGGCGCAGCTTCCGTATTGGGTGCAAGTTTCGCCGAGGTTGTAGTCGAAGAATTGATCGTCCCAACACTTGCGGAGCCGGTGAAGGTCGCGGGCGAGTTGGCGATACCAGAGGTCGATCAGATGATTGTTATAGACTTTGATCGCCTCGACCTGCCGGATCATCGTCTTAGTGATGACAATACCTCTGACGACAACCGTGTCGATGTCGGAGATTCCACCCTGTCGTGCGGCCCAAACATAGCCCAGGAATTGGGCTCGAAGGTCCCATTTTTCGGCCCAATTGCTGTCGAGCCGTCCGGTAGTTTTTTCGTCTCTAATGCAAGGCCGCCCCTGATATTGACCCAAGAGATCGGCTCGGCCCACATAGATAAACGGCGATCCGGAGGGATGACGAGGGAAATCAGGACCGTCGAGGGGAACCGCGAAAGAGAACTCAAAAGTCGGTTGACCAGCCACAAAATAAGGCTGGACGTGATCTGTTCGTGGAGGATAAGTGTGAATGTAATCCTCGACGGCATTCCACATTCGATCGAAAGTTTTGGCGGTCTCTTTGAGGGGGGTATAGTCACCCCACAGGCGTCCGAAAACACCGTGAGCCCGAGCAAGGGCGGCTTCGGCTGAGAGTCCATTGAGCCAGACCTCCTTGTAGAAGGATTCAAGAGTGCCGGAAAAGGCGCCCCCGGCGTGAAGATCGACGCTGATCGCCGTCGGCCTGAAGCCGAGGACGAATTCGTTCCAGAACTTCTGAGGGCACGACCTGAAGCAAGAGAGCATCGTCGAGTCGATGTGAAGCGGCAAGATGGGGTTTGCGGCGGTCATCTTACATCTCCGATGCAGAGAAGCAAGGATACTCGTAGACCGAATTGATGAGAAATCGGTAGTAAGCCCAGACGCCTCTGTCATGTAGCGTCCAAGGGCGCGTCCCTATAAGGGAGACTGCTAAGTCCATAGTCATTAGAGGTCCTCCGTGGCGGGTTCGAGGGAATAGTCTTGGCCTAGCGCCGCCGCAAGAGCACGAAGTGCTTCGGGGATCGTCCCGTTGTTGTTGATTGCGGCGTGATGAAGGCCGACGAGCTTATGGATATTGTCGTGAAGATCATCGCCCCAGTCTGCGCCCTTTCGGTTTAGACTGACGATGATGCAATTTTTTCCCTCGTAGGCGTTCACGAAAGGCCGAAGCTCGTCGATGAAGCGGCAGTCGTCGAAGACGAAGCGGTCATAGTAGCGAGTTTGGAGTTCGACGGTGCGCTTCGCAAGATCGCCGAAGATTTGTTTGCCGAGCAGACTCTTCATCCATTCGGAATAGGAGATCATCCACTTGCGGTGAGTCACTCCGGTTCCGGGGATGAAGGATTTCTTGACCTCGCCGTCGCGGAGATCGATGCCGAGAGTCATCTGGTCTGGATAGAAGGTCGCCAGTAGCGCCATTCGGATTGGTTCGGCAATCGATACTCGGCAGAGGCCAGGGTCGCCGTCGACGAGGGCCTCGGCTATGGTAGACTTTCCGGAGCCCGGCGGCCCGGACAGGAAGGTGAAAGTGGGGAGGCGGATCATAAGTCCTCCAGACTTGGTTCGATTTTCGGGCCGGACTTGCTCGATCCAGCTTTTGGCGGACCTGCGGATTTGCGACGCAAAGCCCCTAGTATTAGCACCATTTCGTGCAGCTTGTCGTCGTCTTCGACCGCGCCGGGGTTCGGACCAAGCTGCGCTTTGAGCTGCTGGTATCTCTGGTGGAGTTCAGCCTGGGAGAGACTGTCGATACCAGAAGCATCGAACAACGTCTTAATATCAGGCATGGACTGCCTCCTGCTTTTCAAGCCATTCGCGAAGAAGCTCGTTGATTAGTTCATGCCGTGAGCCGTATTTCGGCTTCCCACGGATCGGGTCGAAGAAGCGCATTTCGACTCTCGCGGCGATTGTCGCGTCGATATGAACCTTCCATTGGGTGTAATTCTCTGGACTTCGCGGTCTTCCCATTGCTTTTCCTAGTAACGTCCTGTTAATCGGCGGTTACTCAGAAACGTCCGCCCTTGAAACCCATTTCCTGCGCCCACCGAACGCAAATCATATGGAAGGCGCGATGCACGCCGGAAAGACGGTTCTTTTCGTCAGGCGATAGCGTCTCGTATCGCTGTTGTCTGTCTGCCGGATCATGGCCGCCGATCAGATGGTTGGTGTCGATCATGCTTTTCATTTCAAGCTGGTCGAGCAAGCTCTGCATTTCCGGTTCGGTAATCTGATAGATGCGTGCCATTTCAGTCTCTCGACATTCGTCCTGTTAATCGGCGGTTAATAGGGTATTTAACCGCATATTAAGCGCCCTGTCAATAGATTAGACGTCTAGTTCATCCTTTATTTTCAGACGTTTTTGAGCAGACTGTCGATGTAGTCTTTTGGTAGTTCGTGTTCGGTGAATTCGGGTTGAGGATCGACTAACGGAATGGCTGGAGGTCGAAGGTCTTCGCCGTTTACTCCAGCGGCGCGGAGAGCGGCCACGAAGGCTTCGTCACTCGGCTTGAGAGTTAAGACTGAAGAGCCATCGGCTTCTTTCGTCGGGAGGGCCATACTCGCTCGATAGACGACTGAAGTCTGAGGATGCGATTCGCGCTTCATCGCGGCGCGGAGCGCATAGAAGCGCTGGCGGAGGGCGAAGGCGGTGTCGAAATCGGGCAGTCGGACGACGAGAGTCTCAGCAGCCCCCCGGAGGAGGGCTGCGAGAAGCTCAGGGCCGAAACTTGCTACAGAGGGTGCTGACTTTCGAGGCATTAGAGGGGAATCTCCTCTTCAGGATTCGTATCGTCGGAGGGGATTTTCTGATAGCTCAGAGCTTTCGGAGCATTGAGCTTGTCCCATCCGTAGCGACGAAGGAATTCGTCCACTACAGGCCCGAGGCTGGAGCCCTTGACGGCTCGGCAGTTGTAGTCGCCGTCGAGGGAGAATTCGAGCTTCACATCACCTCCGTGCACTCGACCTTTCGCTTGGATGGTAAAGTCGAATTCTGGAAGGTCGCTGTGCTTCAGGCGTTCGCGAAGACGTTTGATTTCACGCTTCAGCGCGCCCTCAAACGAAACAATCGCGACAGTGTGTTCTGACATGATGAGTGTCCTTCTGGTTGCTAAACGGCTTTCAAGAATTTGCCACGCGCCGTCTTTTTCGTGGAACGCATACGATCCGAAAGAATGGAGTGAAGCTCAGTCCCCTCGTAGGGAGTGAGGTCGAGGTCTGGCGGAACCCGCTCGATCTTCTCGGCTTCGTCGGCCTTAATCAGGGGTTTCCACTGGCGTTCGTAGAATTCCCACTCGTAGTCGTCGGACGTTACGAGAAGCCATTCCGCTCGAACTGCGTGGTGGTGTGCTGTCTCGTAGTCCATTGCAAGAAGCCGAATGCAGGCGGACTCGAAAGACTCATGACGCACAGGGTATTTGACAATGTGCGTCATTACCGTCACACTTTTGGCTTCCTTCTTCGGCCGAGAATGAAAGACGTGGGTCTTCGAAAGCGTCAGTCTTTTCATCGGCCAGATTAGAGGGACGTGGCGGTCGATGTAGATTCGATTGCCGGTTAGAGAATAGCCTGCGCCGTAAGGCAGGTCGAATTTGTGACTGATGACCTTCTCGCGCTCGACGTCATCCATAATTTCAGGATGGCGCGACAAGAATTGCTGGAACTCGTGCTCCGGCAGGAGCTTGTCGTCGAGGAGGGCGGTGCTCATGGCAAGACTGCGTCTTCGATCTTCGCGCCCTTCTGCTCGATCAGTTTAATATCCCGGAAGCCGTCGTCCACCAGACGGACGATTTCGATCGTGCCGTCGAGGTTGCGCTGGCACTTGTCTTCGATCGCGACGCGGAGATCCTTCAGTCTCTCGATCGTCTCGTCGATTCGCTTCACGGCGAGAGCCTTAAGTTCAGACGTATTCTTGATATAGGCGTCGATGATCGCCTGCGCCGACTGGGTCGGCTGAGTCTGCGGAACTGAAACCGCAGAGGCTATCGCTTCAGTCACTTGAGCTTCGGTCTGGGCGTCCATTACTTGCTCCTCTGGCGTTGGACTTTAGACTTTAAGCCTTCGGGTTTCGGGGCGCGGTCGGGGAGTTTTTTCCCTTTGGATGCTTTGTCCCATTCAGCGACGTTGACGCCTTGGCGTTCGAGTTCGGCCTTATGTGTGTGGAAGAAGCCGGCTTGCGCTTTGCTCTTGTAGGGCATCTATTTCCCTTTCCATACGTCGTGCAGTTCATGAAGTGTGGGGTCGTTTACTGGTCTTTCTTCCGGTGCTCTTGCGCTGTCCCTTCGGGACGGTTCGTGGGCCGAGGGCCCATCGGAGTCGAGAGCCTTCGCGATGGCGTTGCAGAGGTCGTTCATTTCGTCCCAGAGGCGATCTAAGACGTGTGCGACGTCTCCTCGCTCGACTGTTGTTCGGTCGAAACTTTCACCATGAAGTCCCGAACCCAGCCCTATGTGATAGTCGACTTCAGATAGAGTCGACTCGACTGTCATGATTTGTGGTAAGAGTGCGTTTGCTGTGTCAAGCGTCAGCTTCGTCGACATGGCTTTTGATCCTCTTGATGATTTCGGGATAGGGCGCGTAAAAGACCGTATCGCGGATGCCGAAGACGTTCGGGCAGGAGTTCAAGTGGTTCGCCATGTGGCGCGCGTGGGTCTCTCGGCCGAATTTCCAAACTCGGGACGAGTTCGCGTCGGAGAAGTCTCTAGGTGGATTGACGAAGCCCCGGCCGTCGGTATAGAGTACGCGGAAAGGGTTTTCGCGGTAGAGAGCCCAAGGCTCAGATGCAACGTATCTTGCCATTAGAGTTCTCCCAGTTGTGGGCCACCATTTGGCGCACGCTTCGGCTTCGCTGAGAAGAATTCGGTCTTTGGACTCGGCGAGACTGGAGGCATGGCTTGCGACGCAAGGTTTTTCGCCTGGCGCGGAGGAGGCGGAGGATTCCACATCGACTGCGCCTTCATTCGTGGCATGTCGGGTGTTGACATTCGGCCGTTGACTGGCCGCCCCGGTTCGACCTTCGGCGTGTTCACGAAGGGGTCCGCGATTACTTTGATCTTGCTGTGGACGAGCTTCTCCCAGGACCATTTGTTCGCGAGAAGCAGCTCATTTGCTTTTCTGACGGCGGATAGAGCTTCGCCGTCGTTGGATGAGCTAGTCATATTCATCAGTTTGATGAGTAGCTCTTGCTTCGGGAGGGGGGTTTCGTCAGACATTTCAGCACCCGGCGCCGCTTTGGTCGGTCAGGTAGCCTCCGAATTGTTTCTTCTCACCTGGCGTAAAGTCCATATCGCCAGAGAGGCGTTTCTTGCCGAGCAGACGGCCAGCTTCGGGCAAGAGTTTCTGCTGGACGCCGATGGCGTTCGAGTCGTTTGCGCCGAGTAGTCTGGCTTGCCTCGAGTTGTTGAAATCCGCTCCGAGGAACGTGACGTGCCAGTCCTTCGCTCGGCACCAGTCGAGGATGCCAGCGGCCTGCGCGGATGAAGTGTGGCTCATATTCTCATGGCCGTCGGTGACGATGACGATCGAGCAAGTCGGTGGATCAAGGTCGCGCAAATGCTGGCCCATCAGGAGGATTGCGTCGTAGAGCGGTGTTCCGCCCCAGGTCGAGCCGAGAGGCTCTTCGGTGAACTTCTTCCATCCGGAGAGAAGCCCGTCCCGCTGGAGCATTTGGATGTCGCCGCCGGCAAAGACGGAGACTATTCCGTGTGGGTCGGCGTGGGCGGCGCGGAGAGTCGAGGTGAAGTTGTCTAGTGCGGCAAGAGTGTCCCACCACTTCGACTGCATAGAGCCGCTGCCGTCGATTAAGAAGTAGTCTAGGCTTGTAGCAAGAAGCTTTGTGCTTCTGTTGGCGAGCTGCATGGTTGTCATGGCTAGATTCATTTGCTATAGAAGCCGTCGATGAACGATTTGGCTTCGGCTTCAGTTTTGAAATCTTTTTGGAAGGCTTCGATCCAAAAACAATCGAAGGCTTTTTCTTCGATTTTGAACCCTCGATACCACATTAGAGATCCTCTATTGCCGGGCCCTCTTTGGCGACGGCGGTTGCAGATGACGTCTTCGGTTGGGTGGCGTATTTGCGCTGGAGAGTCCGGCGCCATTCGTCTTCGTTTGCGAATTGGGGCTTCGACTCTTGCGGCAGACTGTCGAAACAGACGAAGCAAGCGGGCTGTTGGCGCACTTGGAGCATCGAGAGGCCGACGGCAAAGCCGTCTTTGATTGTGGTTGCCGGAACGAGCCGTCTGATGCGGCGGGTCGGATGGATTTGCACTTCGAAGATGTCGGAAGTGGTGGATTCGGAATTGCATCGAAGACAGTGGGTTGTCTTTCGGTGCATCAGATAGGAATCGAGCAAGAATTCAGCCGCTTGTGGCTCGGAATTCGTGCGGATGATGGCGTAGGGGGCGTCGGTCATGATACCACCTCAAGAGCTGTGAGGAAGTCAGCAGAGTCGGTGTGGGCTGCGGCCATTGCGTCGTATTGACGTTCTTCTATTTTCGTTATGGCGAGTCCTTTTGCTTTATCGGTGTTTTCCTTCGCTTTCGAGCGATGCCATGAGAGCATCTCTTCGATTGCGAATTTCGCCCCGGCGACCATAGATGGGTCTGTAACTCGGAGGCTAAAGTTTACAGCTAAGGGCATTGTGGTTCACTCTTTCTCGGCCGAAGGCCGGTGATGAAAAGAGGGCGCGCGATAAGCGATACGAGATTCCCGCGTATTGGGTGGAGGATTGAGGGCGGGATTGCAAGACGGTAGTAGGAGGAAGTTGATGTGTGTTAATGTCCTTCTCCCGCCCTCGGTTCCTATCAGCGGGCTTTAAGAGTCCCGCGCATGGCACCTCCATTGTGGACGTGAAGTGGATCGCTTGCGAGGCAAGACTAGCATGACCAGTTGGGGCAGTCAATATGGGTATTATCAACTTTTCGTGATGGTGCGGTGCAACATGGCCGATCCAGCGGCGGATTTTTTCGCCGTGGTCTGTAGGATGCCGTTTATTCAGGGAAGGATCGCGCAACAACGCGTTGGCAACGCATTCCGGTAGGGTAGTAGCCTACTGCGATTGCGTTTATCAGCGGGCAAGAAAAGCCATGAGTCGGCGATGAAACGATATGAGATGGAATATCACAAGATGAGTCTATGATGCAACGAAAGATAACGTCTTGCTATCCGTTTGAAGCCACGATGTGAGCAAATATCGGCTTCATGAAGGCTACAGAGTGCAGGATTCCCGACCGACCCCTACCTACCGGCTGTTTTCAGGGCGCTTAATGGTCTGTTAAGCGCCCCCTTAATTGGGACGTCTGGGCGTCTAAAGACGTCAGTCTCTTGACGTCAGTATACCTCTCTTCAGACCTCTATATTTTTTTTTCTTATACACATATATAAATAGGGTATGACGTCGATAGCAGGAGGTCAAGAGGGCGCGGTCATTCTGTCAGTAAATGGGGTGGGATATGTAGCCAGATATGGCCGTCAGGCTAGAAACGCATATTCCTGCACTCATGATGGCTTCATCATGGCGTCTTCTGATGACATTCGGCTAGACGTTGCGTATATCTGCTAGGATTACGTCTTTTATGCCGATATTCGGCTAGATTTCACGTCTTGGCATGAATCTTGCGTTTGGACTTCGGCTTGCGATTTGGGAATAGAAAAAGCCCCGGACGATTGCCGGGGCTGATTTAGTGTGTTCGGGGATTATAGGTCGCTAATCGTCGGCCCTTTTGGTATGGCATCGGCTTCGGCCAGTAGTTTCGCTTTGAACTCGTCACTGACTGGCCGGCAAGTCGATACGTTTGAACCATAGCGAAGTGCGCCGTTGACGCCTAAGAAGTAGAATCCGGCTTTTGTGCGAGAAAGGACGCGATAGTGCGTTGTCGTCTTCACAAAAAGTTCACCGCGCGCCGTCAAAGCCGCTTCGAAGCGTTCCATTAGGGTTTTCATGGCTATTCCTCGTTGATGAGTCGAGTCAGAGAAAAAGCGGGGGATATTCTCCCCCGCTCAATCGGCGAATTACAGGTCGGATGCCTGCGGCTCATTCCCGCCGGTCAGTTCGTTATACTTGGCCTTGACGGCCGTGTTGTACAACGCATAAGTTCCGTACAGCACTTCCCGTTTGCCGTTCGGGTCTTGCTTGTTCTGCGCGTTGATCTTGATCTTCGCCGCGCCGTCGGCCAGCTTCGCGACGAATTCATCTCGAGGCTTGTGTGTAACGGCGTGCAACGCGTCAGCAAGTTTCTCTTTGTCGAAGCGGGCGCCGATTCCGCCGACGCGCTCTTCGCCCCACTTGCCGAGATCGAGATCGTCGAACCAGGATTTGACTCCTGCGATGATCGCAGCTGAGTCAGTAACGGGCTCTTCCCCGTTCATTTGCGTATTCACGATGTTTCCGGCTTTCGTCAGTCCGCCGAAGATCGCCAGCATGGTTTCAGGGTTCCCGGCTTCGGTGCCGATCTGGTAGACGAACGAGACTCCGCTCGCTACCCGAGCCGCTTTGTCCGCGCCGTCGCCCAAAAGAACGTAGCGAAAGCCGGTCGCCTTGGTCTCATCCGTGGTTTCCGCGCCAGCCGAGTCAATCCATTGCCTATCGGCAACGGTTCGGCGCTTGCTGGTCGGGTTTTGGTCTGTGTTTGACATGATGAAAAACTCCGATTTTGAAACCGGCGGTTCGCCGGGCGATAGCCGGGATTGGCTACCGTGAATGCAAGATGCGCTCGCTCAAGGCAAGAGTCAACCAGGGCGGGGCAAGAATTAAAACATTAAATTTAGTGAGTCCGGCGGCAAGTTGGCACGACTCTTGTCTGGCGATAACCGCGCCGAGAGTCGCGGCGTCGTGGTAAGCGCCCTTGTCTCCAGCCGGACGTCGCTAGTCGAGTCGCGCCAGTCGTCAGCCTTTGCCGCTGCGCGGCACGTCCCCCCACTGGTGCCGAGCTCGCCTCAATCGCCTATCCACTCACCGGGCGTTTCAGGAATTCACGGAATTAAGCGCTCCATCTATCAGACCGACTACTCCCGGAGAAGAATGTCTGCCATCTCGGGATACCGGGCGATGGTGTCCGGCATTCGGAGGTAGAACCCGATGGAAGAGCAAATCAAATCTCTAATCTCGAAAGCTGCCGAATCCAAAGATGGTGGCGAGGCGATGCGCTTCTCACAGGCTGCGGTCAATGCAGCTCAGGCGCTTATCACTCTCGACTCGATCAAGAGGCCGCAGAAGGGCGACTGATGAACGCGCTTGCCACCACGCTCTTACCTCAGCAGCCAAGCCGCCAGAACGGCTGGCAGCCGAACAAGATGTCGTGGTGGTATCACTCGATCATCGACTTCATGCTGGCGAATCCCCAGTCGACGAAGAAGGAGATGGCAAAAGTCTTCAATTGCTCAGAGGCCGCAATAGTCTTAATCACCACTAGCGACATTTTCCGCGCCCACTTCGAGAATCGCCGGAGCGAATTCTCGGCGGCCGTTGACGGCGCCCTCACGAACAAGCTGGGCGAAGTGGCTCTGAAGAGCCTCGGCCTGATGATGGAGGTGCTCGAAAAGAAGCGCGATCAGGTCCCTCTGATGCAGCTGAATGAGATCGCCGGGGGCGCCCTCACCCGCCTCGGCTATGGGCTGCCGAAAAAGCCAGACGTCCAAACCCCGCCCCCTTCTGTGACGGTCATCAACAACGCGCCGCAGCAGAACAACACCGTTGTCGTCCCAGTCTCTCCGCAAGACTTGGAAGCAGCGCGTAATGCGCTGCGCCGTTCCGAGGCGATGAAGCTCATCGAATCGTCCGAGGTGAGGGCGCGACCCCTTCTTGAGTCGCAAGAATCGACTGTCGAGCCGATGCGGGCCAGCTCTTCAGTCGAAGAGACGGCGCTAGTAGACGCGAGCGCCCTCCCCGAAGGCAACGAGGAGGGGCGTGATGAACCTCTTCTCTGAGCCTTCTTTAGAAGACCTTTGTGCCGTTCCAGCGGCCCGGTCTTCTGCTCCCAGTCTCGCGCCGTCTCACTCTTTTGACGTGGATGTCTATGATGTCAGTCTCACCGAATGCCCTCATCCAGCGGTACGAAGCCGCCCTTCGGCCGCGCAGAAAGCAGGTCTCCGCTATGAGCGAAAAGCCAAGGCCTATCTCGCCAGTCTCTACCCCGGTTTCGTCAGCGGGCCGTGGCTCTCCTACAGACGAATGGCTGACCACCAGAAGCGGTTCTGCCAGCCCGACGGGTACGTCTTCGAAGCCGACTCCGGCCTTCTTACAATCTTCGAGATCAAGCTCCGCTGGTGCGCCGAAGCGGCAAATCAGCTTCGGCTCTATCGTGCTTGTCTCGCTAGTTTGCTTCATCCTCGGAGTGTGCGTTGCGCTTGCGTTACACGGTCTTTTGACCCGGCTGTGAATTTCGAAGGGCGCGCCGTCTTAGTCGACGGGAGCACCTGGATCTCCGAAGACGCCAGCGTGATCCAGGTGCTCATATGGAAGTAGTCCGATCGAAGATCGAGGTTGGCGAGCTAGTCAAGCTCTGCGCAATAGACAACGATCTGTTCGGCCGCACATTCTTCCCTAAGGCTATCCGCCAGCGCGCGCCCTCTTTTCATCGGGAGATGGATCGGCTGCTCGACGACCCCTCTGCCCGCTTCATCAACATGAGGTGCTTCCGGGGCTCCGCAAAGACAACAAAGCTTCGAGTCTTCGTTGCGAAGCGAATCGCCTACGGCATATCTCGAACTATCCTCTACATTGGCGCGTCAGAGGGCCACGCGGCCCGATCCGTTCAATGGCTTCGAGGACAAATCGAACCCCTCAGAGCTGGAAATTCTGTGGCGACTCCATCGTTTTTTGCCGGAACCTTTGGGCTCAGCCCAGGCAAGAAGTGGACTGATACCGAGATCGAGGTGGTCCGTGGGCTTGATCCTCATCCTGTTTGGATGCTTGGCGTGGGTATTACTGGGAGTATTCGTGGCATTAATTTCGACGATTTTCGTCCTGATCTTATTGTTCTGGACGATATTGTCACGGATGAAAACGCTGCTACTTTCGAGCAGAGGGAAAAGATAACTGATCTTGTCCTCGGCGCCGTAGCGGGCTCTTTGATCTCAGAGGTTGAGGAGCCGAACGCGAAGATCGCCCTCTTGCAGTCGCCCATTCATGCTGATGATGTGAGCGCGCGAGCCGCCAACGCCTCTTCATGGAAGACCGCAACCTTCGGCTGTTGGATGCCAGAGACTGCTGATCTCGCCGTCGATGAGCAAGAGAGCGCGTGGCCAGAACTCTATCCGACCGCAACCCTTCGTCAGAAGAAGCTCGACGCAGTTGCGACAAATAGCCTGAGCAAGTTCACTCGTGAATTCGAATGTCGGCTTATCAATCCGGAGGCTTGTGCCTTCAGGCCGGAGTGGCTGAAGTATTACGACCAGGTTCCGCAAGGGGGGATGGCAGTTCTTGCGATTGATCCAGTTCCTCCGCCGTCAGAGGTGCAGCTGAAGAAGAATTTCCAGGGGAAAGACTATGAGAGCCAGAGAGTTTGGAAACGGGTTAAGGGGGATTACTATTGCGTGGAGTGGCGCCGTAATCGAGGTCATGAGCCTAATTGGAGTGTCACTACTGCTTTTGAGCTTGCTCTCAAACATCGGGTTTCTCGTATTGTTGTGGAGAGTGTGGCATACCAGCGCGTGCTAAAGTGGCTCATCGAAAAGGAGATGCGACGGCGCGGCATCTATTTCGTGATCCAAGACTACGTCGACAAGAGGAGCAAGTATGCCCGTATCACGACCACCCTCGCGGGGATCGCCAGCCAAGGACATCTCTGGGTCTCATCGCACGACAGCGAGTTTGTCGTCCAGTTCGGTGCTTATGGTTCTCCTGGTCTTGATCACGACGACGAGCTCGATTGCTCTGCTATCGCGCTATCTGAACTCGTTAACCCATATCTCGAACTCGGAGGGGACGAGTACTACGACAACGCAGACGACGTTCCTGAACTCAAACACGCAAGGAGTTGCCCATGAGTATCGGCCTTCTGTTTTGGATTCTGATGATCCTCAGCCTTCTGGGGTGGGGGTGGGGAAGACCTTGGACGACGGGAGGATGGGGATGGGGAGCGGGATTCCTGACGTATGTCCTGTTCTTCCTTCTGGGGTGGCACGCATTCGGGTTTGTGATCCACCAATAAAGACTGAAGAAGCTCCGGCTGCGCCCTCAGAAGAGAGTCGCTCTGATGCCCTCAATGACAAGGATGATCCCAAAGGGATCACCGCTCCACCAGAAGATCGTCGCGATGATAACGTCGCGGATTCGGTTCGCGGAACGATCTCGGGGCAAGCAGGTCGAGAAGTGGCAGAAGGCGGAAGAACTCGCCCTCGCCTGGATGCCCGAAAAAGACATGGACAAAATCCGAGAGTCTTCAAGACGAAGCGGCACGCCAGAGTACACCACCATTCAAATCCCGTACTCTTACGGCCTCATGATGGCGCAGCATACGTATCTGACTTCGGTGTTCTTTGCCCGAACACCCGTGCATCAGTTCGCGGGCCGTCACGACGAGGGCGAGCAACAAGTCACTGCGGTCGAGGCTTTAATTGGGTATCAGATTGAGATCGGGCAGTTTCTCGTCCCATACTACATTTGGGTCTATGATGCAGTCAAGTATGGCCTCGGGATTCTCCAGACTTGGTGGCAGGACGACGTAGTTCAGTTTTCGAATATCCAAGAGCAGGTTAATCCACTCAGTGGGAAGTCTAGCGCAGTTCAGGAGTCAATCCAGATTCCGGGCTATCGCGGCAACAAGGTCAAGAACATTTCCCCGTTCGATTTCTACACCGACCCTCGGTTTCCCACCTATCGCTTCCAAGAGGGCGAATATTGCGCCACCCGAAGCGTCATGGGTTGGAATGAGATGATCCGGCGAAAGAACGTCGGCTACTATATGAACACCGATTTCATTACGTCGAGGTTCGCGCCCTCTCAACTCATCAACATGGGAGCATCAGCCCTTGAGCGCCCTGAAATCCCTGGGTTCATTCTCGACGCCGAAGATCAAGGTCACCCTATGGCGTTCTACATCTACGAGGTCTACGTCGACCTTATTCAGTCGGAGTGGGGACTTGGTGATAGTGATTACCCCGAGAAATGGGTTTTTACCATTACGGGTGATCTCTCATTGCTTATCGGCGCCCAACCTTTGGGCTCTGCTCATGGAAAGTTTCCGTTTGATATAATGGTCGGGGAGGTAGAGGGCTATGGCCTCTGGACTCGGGGAACTCCTGAGATTGTTAGACCAGTGCAGAACACTGTCGACTGGCTTCTCAATACGCATTTCTACAATGTCAGAGCGGCGCTCAACAATCAATTCATTATCGATCCCTCTAAGATTGTCGTGCGAGACGCTGAAGACGGAGGGCCTGGGTTCATCTACAGACTACGTCCTGAAGCTTACGGAAGTGACGTAAGGACGTTTTTCTACCAGGTGCCAGTTCAGGATATGACTCGCGGTCACGTCGCCGACCTCGATACGATGTTCGACATCGGGGAGAAGATGACCGGAATCAACGACCAAATGTTCGGCGCCCTCGCCCCCGGACGGAAGACGGCGACTGAAGTCCGAACGTCGACCGGCTTTGGCGTCAATCGCCAGAAGACAATGTCTGATTATGCGTCAGCAATGGGAATGTCTCCTCATGCGCAAAAACTCGTCCAGCATTCGCAACAGTGGTACGATGGCGACCAGATGTTCCGAGTCATGGGGAGTCTGGCTACCGACGCTCAACGATTTGTTCAAGTCACTCCTCAAGCTATTGCTGGCTTTTTCGATCTGGTGCCTGTTGATGGTACTCTGCCAATAGATCGAATGGCGATGGCGAACCTCTGGCAGCAGTTGATGGGCCAGATGCGGAATTTCCCCCAACTGATGCAACAGCTCGACATGTGGAAGCTGTTCGGCTATATTGGGCAGCTAGTTGGCATTCGGAACATCAACCAGTTCCGAATTCAAATGTTGCCACCCGGAGTTCAGCCGCAAGGGAACGTCGTTCCTCTGATGCCAAGGCCGGGGGGCGCGCAGCAGACGCCTTCGGCGCAGGTGCCGTCGATCATCGGGAATGCCGCCGGCCCTGGGCAAAATGGTCTCGATCTGGCTACGCCAGAGTCAACTCCGGGAGTCTAAGCTATGCGACTAATCTATCCGGATGACAAGTATTCGGTTCGTGGCGCGATCATCGTTGCGCTTCTCGGCTGGGGAACTCTTATGGTCATTTATTGGTCTTCGGGGCTTTGGTGATGGACATCGATCTCACGATCTCCGATCTTCGAAAGTATGGCTACTCGATCCTTCGGAAGTGTTTCGATCCAGAAGCTATTCGAGAGCTTGCGAAAGTGGTCGATGAACTCTATCTGAAGTTTCCAGGCTACCATGTCGAGCCGAAGCAGTTGAGAGAAGTGGGCGCGCCCCCTTTTCACTCTTATGTCTTTCGGCCTCACCATCTGGCGCTTCTCAATCAGTTTCTGGGGAAGTGGAAGGTTAGCGAGTCGACCGCAACTCGGCGAGTCGGGCCAAAAGATGTGACGCACTTTCCGGGTCTCTCGGCCCATATTGATGCATTCTTTCATCCATTCGATCTCACTTTGAACTTCTGGACCCCATTTCAAATCTGCGGCGATGGCGTCACCCCTGGCCTCTCGGTTTGGGCGACTCCGCTAGACGAGATTGCTTCGGTCGTCGGGCTCTCGCAAGACGTGCGGCCAAGCGTGGAGTGGAACTTCGGTCACTTCTCGAGCCGGTGGTATTCGATTGCGAATGGACGAGAGACCTACGACTTGGATCGCCGAGTCTCACCGCGTTTCGAGCCTGGCGATGTGTGTCTCTTGACGAATTGGACGATCCACGCCACAGGTCCAGGTGATCCGAGGGCTCGTCGGACAAACGTCGAGCTTCGTTTCCAGAAAGTGGAGGAAGAGTGATGGGCCTCGGACCAGCGGCGAGAGAACTCTATTCTCTGCTTGACTTGAAGCCACCCGCAAGCATTTGCGATCTCGGTAGTCAGGAGATGAGCACTGGTGGCGATAATAACGTCCATGAAGGGAGTGCAAGAGACTGGCTAGAGGCTCAGGGCTTCGAATACTCTTGCATCGATATGGACGGCAAGTATGGCGCCCTCAAGCTCGATCTGAACGTCGCCACTCTTATGGATGTCGGGAGGCAGTTTGACATCGTCACGAATCATGGAACCTCTGAGCATGTGTTCGATCAGGCGAATGTCTTCAGGCTGATGCACGACTTAACGAAGCCGGGCGGCCTGATGATCCATGCGGTGCCGACGCCGGACTTTGGCGCGCAGCATGGCTTCTATACTTACGACGAATACATCTTCAACGATATGGCTCACTATAATGGCTATGAGGTCGTTCAGATGTTTCGTCGGAGTGAGCCATTTGAAATCATCCTCGCGGCGCTCCGGCGCAAGACGATCGAAAAGTTCGTGACTCCACTTCAAGGGATTTATCGATGAGCCTCTCGCCGGAAGACATAGCCGATATTAAGGTTGGCCGGGCCTTCGAAGCGATGCTTGCGACTGAAGGCTGGAAGCATTACGAGCGCCTCGTCAATCAGCACATTGCTAGTCACACGGCGCGCGCCCTCCAGCCGTTTATGGTGAAGCAAGAGAATAAGGCCAGCCACCAAGTTCTGTTTTCCGCGGTGGATCAACTTCTCAGTTCGGAGGCCGATAAGGGCGCCATTATGGGCTTGACTCTCGCCCTGACTCTTCCGACCGCTATCATCAGCAACATGACGGACTTGCTATCGAAGTCGAAAGAGGGTGACGACGATGCCACATGATCGAGACGGAAATCTACTCGCGGTCGGTGACACCGTCTCGGTGCCTTGCATCGTTAAAGAGATTCATCAGACTGAGGACTATTGCAACGTGATGCTTCATACACAGCAAGCAATGCCTCCGTCACACGACCGGACGGTTATCAACCTGAATGCGAAACAAGTGGTGAAGTCGTAATGTCTGGTGTGGTCGAAAGCTCTCCTGGAAGCAATACGCCAGCGGAATCCGCTGCGCCCACGACTCCAGTCGAGACGACTCCTGGGTCTGGCGGACTAGAGGACGCATCGCCTCAGTCCGATTCGCCGTTTGTGATCTCAGACGACGTGATGAATTCAGCCGATCTGGACGAGGTAGAGATACCCCAGACGGCGAAGCCGCCGGAGCCAGAAGCTCCGGCAACTCAGCCAGAAGTGCAACCGAAGCCTGGTGAAGCGAAGCCGGCGGCAGCGGCAAAGCCTGCTGCTCCAGCGGAGCCGAAACCGGCTGCGGAAGTGAAGCCGGCTGTTCCTGCTGCCGAGCCCTCGCCGCAACGGCCTTCAGTCGTCGCGGATCGGCAGGTGCTCTTGCAAGAGGTCGCCAAGAATAGGGAGGCGATAGTCTCCCATCTTGCGAGTGACCGCTTCAAGTTGACAAAGGAGGAAAGTGATCTGCTCGACACAGATGTCAACTCTGCCATTTCGAAGATCATGGCGCGGACTTACTACGAGGCTACCACCTCCGCGCTCAACCTGATCGACCGACTGGTGAAGCAAGAGTTGCCCTCTCTGATCGATGGTCACACTCAGTCGACGATGACGTATTCGAAAGCCGAGGATGGCTTCTGGAGAGAGTGGCCGAACCTTGACCCGAAGGCCGACGGCCCGGCGGTCAATCAGGCGGCGAATCTCTACCGCCAGATGAACCCTCAAGCGCCACTCGAAGACGCCATCAAATACGTCGGCACAATGGTTTCGGCTCTCACTGGCAAACCAAAGGTGGCTCCTGCCGCACAGCCAGGTCCGAAGCAGAATGGTTCCCGGCCTTTCACGCCAGCTTCTGGGGCGGCGAGGGTTGTATCGCAGACTCAAGTCCCGGTTGATCCGAATCCCTTCGCAGGGATGGGGCAAGAGTTCGAATGATCTCCTTCCAGAAGGAATTAGGCCATGTCTGGTCTTGCTGGCCTTCGGGGCACCGGCGATTGGGGTGCTGACGAACGCCCGACTGATTTTCGCGAATCGATTCTCTTCTACAATCCGAATGGCACGGCGCCGATCTTCGCCCTGACCGGCAAAGCCGGTAAGAAGACCGTCACCGATCCGAAGTTCTCGTGGTGGTCCGAGCCGAACACGCTAGTCCGGCTCTTGTCGTCTGGGCAGCTCGCTTCGACCGATACCACTCTGACCGTCACGGCGGCTGATCCGACTTCGACAACGCCGGGAGTTGTGTGGAGCGCCGCGACCCATCTGAAGCCTGGCGATATTCTCTATGTCGAGCCGGCTTCGGACGCAGCGACCTTCGCCGGCGAACTTGTCGAGGTGGACAGTGTGCTGAGCGATACTCAGCTGACTATCGTCCGTGGTGTCGGCGGTACAACGGCCGCGACGATCCCAACGGCGAGCAACCTGACGCTCATGTCGTCAGCCTACGCCGAAGGCACCGGCGCGCCTATCGCGGTCAGCCGCAATCCGATCGAGTACTTCAACTACACTCAGATCTTCAAAGACACCTATGAGCTGACTGGGACGACGACGGAGACCTTCGCTCGTACCGGAGATGCCTGGTCGAACGATAAGAAGAGAAAGATGTGGGACCACGCTCGCGCGATCGAGTTTGCGATCCTCTGGGGCCGCGCCGCACAGACTACCGGCGGCAACGGGAAGCCGAAACGCTTTATGGGAGGGCTGAGGTCGTTCATTCCTTCGACGAACACCACGGTCTTTTCGTCGAGTGTCACGGTTTCGAGTTTGCTCACCGCGTTCAATCCGGTGTTCGACTTCGACACCGAAGGTGGCGATACTCGCATCTGCTTCGTTGGCAATACCGCCATCCTCGAGCTGAACAAGGTGATCCAGAATTCGACCAACCTCCGGATCAACTTCGACAAGCAGATCAACATCTACGGGCTCGATTTCAAAGAGCTTATCATGCCACGCGGTCGACTGCTTCTTCGCAGTCACCCTCTGATGAGCCGTCACGGCTTGCTCAAGTCGAGCATGTTCGTTCTCGACTTCGCCTCCGTCAAATACGTGGCCCTCAAAGGGCGCGACACAAAGACGAAAGACGACGTCCAGCTGAAGGACGAGGACGTTCGGCGCGGATTCATCCAGACTGAGTGCAGTCTGATGGTGGACCGCGGCGGACTGACGTGCGCTTATCTCGGCAATATCTCTTCTGGCCTCTAGGCCCCTCCGAGAGGCGGCGGCCTCCGCCTCACTCAAGCTGGCCCGAGATGGGCGGCCCAAAGGGTTCGTGAGATGCGTAGCTTGTTACAGAATGTCGTGGCCTATGACTTCGAGGCCAAGGTGGGTCTGAGGATCGGATCGGTTCGTCAGACGATTACGGCCACCTACAATATGACGCAAGATCAGCCGACAGAGCTTAACCTCTCTGCGGCTGCGACGCAAACAGTTGTGCTGCCGTCGATCCTCGGGACGAGTTTCGCCGGAGTGGCGCAAGATCGTCGGCTTCATATCATTGCAAATGTGGGCTCTGGTGGCAATCTTCAGGTCAATGCCCACGCTGACGATGGAAGCTCGGCGGTTGTCACCCTTGCTCCGGGACAAGCGGCAATCGTGATCTCGGATCAGGCGGACGACAAGTGGATTGTGATTGTCGGCTCGGCTACTGGCGCCCAAGCTGCCAGTCTGACGGCGGTCACGACGACTCAGCCGACGCTGACGGCCTTCGGCTTTACAACGACGGCGCAATTCAACGCTCTGGTGAACGATGTCAATTCGATCATCGCTGCGCTGAAGACCGCCGGACTGATGGCGAGCCCGTAAGGGAGACGCTCGTGCCTGTAACAGAAGTTTCCGCGGGGTTCCGGTATCCGGGCCTCGCGGACTATGTCTCCGCGATGGAGCGCTGGGTTCATCCGGAAGTCCAGCGCGCCCTCGACACCCCCGCAGCCCGAGGGCGGGAGCGGTTGCTCTTTGGATGTCTGGTCTGGGGGGATAAGTATGTCGATCGGTTTCTCGAGTTTTGCGTGCCCTCGCTTCTTGCGTCTGGCAATGTGGATGTCTTTCGAGATAGTCTGTTCCTTATTCATACGGATGTCAAGAACCGCAAGAGGGTTGAGAGGGTGCTAGAATGTCTCGAGCCGTTCGGCGAGGTTGAGGTTCGAGCGATCCCGCAAGATGTCATTCGCAAGGCGAAAGAGTATCCGATGAACAAGTATTGGGTACTTGGGGCAGCGAACTACATTCATATGAACACCGCCAAGTGGCGCGGCTACGGCCATCACCTTCTGATGCCTGATCACATCTATTCGATGGGGTTCTTCGGGAATCTGAAGCGCCTTCGGGATGAGGGCCATCAGGCTATTATTCGTGGCGGACTCAGTGCGAAAGTGGAAGAGGTTGGGCCGATTCTAAAGACGCAGAATTGCGCTTTTAAGGCTGAAGACCTCAACGCTCTGGCGATGAGTCATCTCCATCCGCAATTCGAGGCTCTCGTACTGAATGGTCGGAACGATTATCCGATCAGTACACTCGTCGTTCTTGTCGTCGACGGCGCGGCGGTGATCGTCAGTCCACACTCGGCGACGGTCTATATGTCGAACGCGGTGCTTCGTCGCGCCCAGCTTCGCCTTTTCAATACGATCGACGGACAGCTTCCGTATATCATTCCGGAAGATATTGCGCCGTACTTTCCGCAGCCGAAGGATGGGATGTCTTACATCGAGATTTCCGATGCGGAAAAGGGTGCGAACCCGAAGGGTTCTGGCTGGACTCTCGTTGACTTTTGCGTCGAGTATTGGATGCTGACCTATGCTGATCCGAAGTTCTTACGGTTCTTCCATTCGCCGACGATCATGCAGTTCCCGAAGGGCTACAAGCCGCCAGTCAAGCCGATGGGGGAGGCGGAATTCGGGAAGAGGTTAGATGAACTCTGGACTTCGGTCGATAAGATGAAGGAACCCATGCGGCAAGTCTATGCGGATCGAAAGCGGATCGAGGCAGAGAAATGCGCAGAAGTGACGTAGCAACTCTGGGCTTCGCTAAGCCGCTTCAGCACGAAGACGAGCTAGAAGGGCTGATTGATCTATTCCAGACCGCTGGAGTTCGTTCCTATCTCGAAATTGGGGTGAGATACGGAGGCTCCTTCGAGCGGATTGTGGAGTCTCTGCCGAAGGGTTCTCGTGGTGTTGCAGTCGATTTTCCTGGCGGCGCCTTCGGTGACGAGGAATCCGCTCCGATCTTGTGTTCGGCCCTTCGCCGGCTGAAGTTCAAAGGTTATCTGGTGAAGTCGATTTTCGGACCCTCGCAGGCGCCGGAAGTTATCGAGCGCGTAAAGAGGTTCGCCCCGTTTGATGCGGTGCTTCTAGATGCGGATCACTCTTATGAAGCGATTCGGAAGGATTTTGAAGTCTATGCTCCGATGTCTAAGCTCGTCGTTCTGCACGATGTCGCAGCTCCTGAGACAGTTCGGTCGAAAGATGGGCTGTCGGTAGAGGTGCCGAGATTCTGGCAAGAGATTAAGAAGTCCTATCCCCATTGGGAGATCGCACGAAGTGCTTCTCTGATGGGTATGGGCGTTCTGTTTTGGCGCCCATAGGGGGCAGTTAACGGCGCGTTAAGGGCGCCAAAAAGGAGCGACCTCGATGTACATCGTCCTCGCAACAGACACTACAGGTCGGAGGTTCTTTTGCGGTGCCTTCGACGTTCTTGCCGACGCGAATGCAAAGGTGACGCAAGAGGCCACGAATAAGAAGTGGAACGTCACGGAAAGCAAGAACGTTTCGGCGTTCAATCCGGCGGTCGAACTTCCGCTGAATACTACACCCTAGGGCGAAGTCATGGATCGAGATACTGCGGTCTCGAGGATTCAGCAGAAGCTTGGCTTCAGAAGTGATCGCGTCACGGAGATCCAGAACGCGTTGAACGACGCGCAACTCGAACTGGAGAATAGCCAGAGTCTGCCGTGGTTTCTGATCCAGCAGAATCAGGCATTTTCAATCACGCCGGCGAGTCCGCCGACTGCGACCCCTCTGCCTGTTGCGCTCCCAACTGGCTTCATTAAGGAGGTCGATGACGAAGACGGGAACATCAGCTATCAGCAGACGACTCCGGGGCCACAGGTCTTTCTGAAGAAGATGGACTACAAGCAGGCGGAAATCTTCTTTTTCGCGCGCCGCAACGTCTGGTATGATCAGAATGTCGAAATCATCCAGTCGGAAGATACGACGTTTACCGCGGGTCTTCCGATTGCGTATGTCTTGCAGAAGAATGCCATCGTCTTCTACCCCGGACCAGATCAGCCATATACTTTTCGCTGGTCGTATTACACTCACGATCAGCCCTTAAATGGGAGTAATGTGACGAGTCAATGGCTCCAGTTCGCGCCTTGGTTGCTCATTGGAAAGGCTGGAATGCTCTTCTCTGCCGACACTCGCGACGCCGACGCCTATGCGGCATTTCAGGCGGTCGTCTATGGAGACAAGTCTAAAGGGATTCGAGGGGCCGAAGACGCATTTCTTGCTCAGTGTTATGAGCGCGAACTCGGCGGTCGAACCTATCGGATGGGAGGAAGACTCTGATGGGTCTAGAGACCGGCACATATATTTCTGATCTCGTTCAGACCAATCCGGCAGTCTCGGACCAGGAGTCGCAAGGGGCGAACCACTTGCAGCTGATTAAGAAGGTATTGCAGAACACATTCCCTGGAGCCAGTCTGGCGTTCCAATTTCCGACGACACAAGCGATCTCAACGAATACGTCTGCTCTCGTTACCGATCAGAACAAGACATTCCTTGCTACTACAACTGGAGGCGCCGTCACTCTAACGATGCCGACACTTACCTCGGCAAACGCTGGGTGGGAGTGCTCGCTCATCAAACTGACGACCGATATAAATCCAGTCTTCGTTGCGCCACCGACCGGAACGATCCAGAGTGGCGAAATCGCTGGTCTGGCTAAAGCTCGTCGGTGCATTCCGGGGGCGCGGACCAGGATCGTCTGGACCGGAGCGGCTTGGATTGCCGAGCGCGTCCCTCGGGTGCCGGTGGGGTCGATTATCGATTATTCTGGCTCAACCCTTCCAGTCGGCTATGAGTGGCCGAATGGGCAGACTCTATCGTCCTCGGCGAATTATCCCGAAATCCAGTCTGTCTGGGGCGCCCTCGTCACGCCAGATATTCGGGGTCGGTTTACTGCCGGCGTCGACAATATGGGCGGCTCGGCGGCGAATCGGATAACGAGCGGGGGAAGTGGTATCTCTGGCGTCACACTTGGCGCTTCGGGCGGCACGGAGACTCTCACTATTGCGAAGGCGAATCTGCCAGCCTATAATCTTGATCTCTCCAGTCTGACGGCGTCTCAGGCGGCGCACAGTCATACTGTTCCTTCGGCTAACGCAGGCGCAGGAAATAGCCCAAGTGTGGTCGCGGCAAGTGCGACAGGAACAACGAATAATAACCCTGGAACGAGTTCCTCCCAGCCCGCGATCACGATTGGAGGGACTGTGCCACTCGGCGGCTCGGGAACTGCTCTCGCCTCGATGAATCCGACAATCGTATTGAATAAGATTCTCGTAACGGAGTGAAGCCGATGGCCTATAACCACGATCGGAAATACGAACACCCTTTTGCGAAAGAGTTCGCTCTGGGGAAGAACAGCGGAAAAGACTTCAGCAACAAGGGCGAAACCTCTCCGATGGAGAAGCCGGTTAATTGGAAAGGTATTCGCGGACTGGAGAAACCTTGGGAAGACTGCCCCGATCCGATGGACACCTATGAACGCGAGTCGGCTGCGGAAGAGAAAGCCGAAGAGAAAGAGGAGAAGGAACATGGCGAAGAGCGTGAATGAAGACGGAGGGTACGATCACTTTCACGAGCACGGACGGAAGACTCCAGGGGCGCTCGCAAAAGGGTTTCCAGACAAGAGGGCGGCGCACTCTGGCAACCACACCCTCGGCAAGCAAACCGGGATGGAGCCGGATGAAGAGGTTCCGCCTATGCCGAACGTAACTCCGGTTGGGTCATGATTCCGACTCCGATGAAGACCTCGGCAAGTGGGCGAAAGTTCATCGAGGTCGAAGAAGAAAGTGGAGTCGCAAAGACCCACGCCTATAATGATGGGACCGGAACGTGGACAATCGGGTTCGGCCATACGTCGGCGGCTGGACTGCCGAGGGTCTATCCTGGAATGGTGATTACCGTCGAGCAGGCTGACGCCATTCTCGGAAGCGATCTGGCGTCAGTCGAGGCTGACGTCAATCATCACGTCAATCGGCAACTGACGCAGAATCAGTTCGATGCACTGGTGTCTTTCGACTTCAACACTGGTGCCCTCGATCGGTCAGGGCTGCTTCAGCTCATCAATAAAGGTGTGAACGACAGTGGAGAGATCGCTTCGGCGTTCGAGGCGTGGCGCTTCGCCCACATTCGGGGCGCGATGGAGCCGATTTTGCTCGGACGGCGTCAGAGGGAAGCGCGAGTCTACAACACTCCAGAGCCAGTGGTGCAGGCTGCACCGACTCCGGAGCCAGCGGCTCCAGCCTGAAGAGGTGTAGCCTTGCAGATCAATCTCGATCCGAAGAGTATTACGAATGCTCTTCAAGGGAACAAGACGTATATCACCCTCGCCGTCGGGGCGGCGGTGATCGCACTGAATCACTTCGGCTACTTGCCGGACAGTCTTGTCCCGCAAGGGCTCGATTCGAACAACTGGATCAACGACGAGTACAAGCTCATCGTTGGGGCCGTCTTTCGTTCAGCCATAGCGAAAGCGGAAACTCCGGCCTCATCTGAGGGGCCAAAATATGGCAGTGATGGAGCACTAGTGAAATGAAAAAGTTCGGGGGACTTTTGCTACTCGCGACGCTGACGGGGACGCCAGTATTCGCAGCCGACCTTGCGCCGATCCTCAAGGCGCCTGCGGCGGTGGTGCCGACGTGTAGTCAGTTGAGTTGCACTGGCTTCGACGTCGGCATGGAGATTTACGGCATTGGTGGAAATGCCGCAATTCTCCAGAATGGAATTCAGAATTCGGTGTTCGCCGGGGGCGGCGACATCGGCCTGAACGTTGGCTGGCAATACTGGGACGGGAAGTATTTCGCCGGCTTCGACATCGATGGGATGATCGAAAGCAAAAACAATATGGGCGTCACGGGGTTCGCCGGAAATACAGGCGCCGCTGTGGGGATCGTCCACTTCAAGCTCGGAGGGAATCTCTCTCAGCTGATCGCGAACGGACCTGCGCCGATCACAGTGAATGGTCTGCTCGCGAACACCTTCATGGCGAGCTATATCGACAACTGCTCGGCCTTCAGAAAAGGGGGAACGCAATACTGCGCCGGAGCGGGGCAGCAGTTCTTGCTCTCGCCGAAGCTGACCCTCGACGTGCTATACGATTACGGCGCGCCGACGAAGAACTTCAACGCTCTGCAGAATGTTGGGCTGAAGATCGCCTATCACTTCTGATCCTCCCAGACTTGAGGGCGGCGCAAATGCCGCCCTTCTTTCGACTGAATAGAAACTTCTAGAAACCTCAAGGCTTCAAGATGTGGGACGTCGAGACGACTTATCGGGCCGCCGAACTTGTTATGGTCGCCCTCGGAATCGGAGGGGTTTTGTATCGCCTCGGCCGAATGACGGAGAAATTCGAGCAGATCGGGAAGCAACAAGCTCTTGAGATTACCGAATTGAAGGAGAGCGTTCGAGAGCTTATCAAGAGCAATAATCGCCTCGAACGAATGGAGGAAAGACAACTCAGTGAGGGAAAAAGACTTGATGGCCTTGAACTTCGTCTAAATCGTTACATAAATGGAACCTCGCCTCATGCCGAGCGTTGAGATCGACGACCTTACGTCGAAAGGTGTCATTCTGGATGAGCCAGCGTATCAGCTCCCACCGGAAGCCTGGAGTTCTGGCGTCAACTGCCGGGCCTTCGCGAACGGACTTGAGAGTCTCGGCGGTCTGACTGGCACCCTCGGCACGAATCCCCGAAGTGGTGGAGATTCTCCAGTCTTCGTTCAATACGTCTCTGGACCGAGTCAGCCGTGGTGGCTTTGGACGTCGCTAACTGATGCCTACGTCTACGATGGCTCTAGCGACACAAAGATCACCAGGAACGTCGGCGGCACAACGTATTCGGCAACTGATGCAAAAGACTGGTGGGGGTGTATCCTCGGCGGTGTGCCGATCCTCGGCACAAGAGAGGATATTCCGCAATTTTGGAATTCTTATGTTACCAGTACGAAGCTCGCAAATTTGACGAACTGGCCCGCCGGACTGACGGCGAGAGTGGTGAGAAATTTCGGCCCCTATCTGCTCGCGCTCAATACGACGCTCTCCGGAACGAATACACCCCATCGCGTTCGATGGTCGAGCAGCGCGAGTCCTGGCACCTTGCCGTCCACTTGGGACTTCACCGATGCTACTCATGACGCTGGGCAGACTGACCTTCAAGATGTGAACTCTGGAATCATTCTAGACGGCGCGGAGCTTCAGGGTCAGTTCTTCATCTACAAGGAGAATGCCGTCTGGAGAGTGCAATTCATCGGTGGGCAATTCATCTTCAGTTTTCAGTCATTTCTTGAGACAGCAGGGCTCCTCTGCACTCGTGGTGTCGCAATGACTGGCGACGGTCTTCGGCATTGCTTCGTCAGTCAAGACGACATCGTTGTGCACAATGGCTACCTCGCAGAATCCGTGCTGAACAAGCGCATGAAGCGGTATCTGTTCAATCTAATGGATACGTCGCATTACGATACGTCTTTTATGTTCTGCAATCCGCTCTATGAAGAGATGTGGTTTTGCTTCCCGACCCAGGGCGCTCTTGAGCCGAATCACGCAATCATTTGGAACTATCGCTACAATACGCTCTCCGAAGCTGATTCGACCTATGTCGGGTTCTGCGCCGCCGCCCTCGGGACGGTTACGACATCGTCTAATCTTCCGTGGAGCGCCGCTACACAGACCTGGCAGTCTGACCCGAACCCGTGGGTGACAGCGCAGCGGCGGAAGACGGTTCTCGCCAATCAGAATTCGAAGAAACTCCTCGCCCTCGACACCGGAACGACGAACGATGGGACTTCGTTCAACACTCTACTTCAGCGAACCGGCCTCGGAATCATTGGTCGGAAGCGTTCTGGCGAATGGCTTGAGGATTTCGAGATCCGTAAGCTAACGCAACGGGTCTGGCCAAAGGTCGCTCAAGGCTCGTGCAACGTGAGAGTAGGGTATCAAGACTTACCGAATGGTGCAGTTACCTGGACACCATACCGGGCGTTCGATCCTACGCTAATCGCCTATGTCGATGGCTGTCTCGGGTCGGGGCGGTCTATGGCAATCGAGTTTAGCGGGCCGAACTTCTTCCATTTCGATGGCTACAAGATCGATCTGGCGACAACAGGCAAATTCTGATGGCGCTAGCGAATTCGCCCATTTATGTACCCACTCCGATCCAGACGCGAATGGAGTCGGTCGATGGGCAATTCTTGCAGAAGTATTTGCAACAGCAACTTCAGAATATTTCTGTTGCGCTTCAGCAGACTACAGCGGAGGTTTTCGTTCCGATTTCGGCTGCGCCCTCGCGGCCGACGACAGGAATGATTGTCGACGCCGATGGCACAAATTGGAATCCAGGAAGCGGAGCAGGTCTATACGCCTATATTGGCGGGGTGTGGATTCCTCTCTTTGTTCCTCCGGGATCGACTCGGATTATTCTTACGGCTGCGACGACATTCTATGTTGGCACGAATGGGAGCGACGCAAATAATGGCCTAACGTCTGGCACGCCGTGGAAGACTCTCGCCCACGCGATGTCGGTCATTATAGGTCAGTACGATTTCGGTGGTCAGACAGTCACGCTTCAAGTAGTTGCGGGGTCGAGCAACTATACGGAGCGGCTGACGCTTTCTCCGTGGGTAGGGGGAGGAAGTTTTATTTTCGATGGCGGAGGCAAGACGATCAATTACGCCGGGGTCGCGACGAACGATGGGACAGTCTTTCTTCAGGGAGGTGCTCTCCCAGGCATCGCTACTATTCAGAATGTGACTATCGCAAGCTCTCAAGGTGCTTCCTCGCTTGTTACTGGAATATTTGTTCAATCGGCGTCATCACTTAAAATAGGCTCTGGCGTCACTTTCGGTTCTAACTTTAGCGCCCATATGCTCGCGCTCAATCCGGGGTCGATTATTTTCTTGGCTGCTTCGCTCACGATCTCCGGCAACTCACCGAATGGGTTCTTTGTCAACGGCGGCGTTATCCGGCTCTTTGGTGGTGCAATCTCAATCACGTTCTCGGCCGCTGTGTCTATTGGAGTGGTAGCAGATGCGCTCAATGGCGGTGGGCTAATATCTCTGCCTAGCAGTCTTGTAACTTGGGTTAACCCCGGCAATGTTACCGGGCAGCGGTATAGCGTGGCGTCTAATGCTATCATCACAACGGCCGGTGGTGGGCTGAATTTTATACCCGGGACAATAGCCGGAACGACCTCATCCGGAGGTCAATACACATGAGTTGGAATTATCCTGATAATTGGTATTGGTCAGTTCAAGATTCGAGCCCTGGAACGGAGGTTTGGCAATCGTCATCTGGCTCTTTCGTCGTTCTGGCGAATGCAGACTATGTGGCGTTTCTTGCGGCTGGAAATCTAGCAAGCATAATTGATACTCTTGTTGATCTGTATGTTGTTATAAACACTTTTAACGCCAGCCTTACCCGTCAAGGGCTTGGCACAATTTCTATTTCGGGTGGAAACTATAGCATCCCTGTTGCTACGAATAGCCCGATACCAGACATTTTTATCATCCAAAGCATTGATGCCGGTGGGAGAAGCATCATTCTTCCACAAGCTGATCTGTTTGGTTGTATTCCCACGGGAAGCCAGATTATATTCGGAAATTTCGACATTCACTCTAATAGTATAACGATCAAGGACTTCGAAGATGGGTTTGTAGTCGCAACCGTTCCGCACAATGCTGTAGTCAGCTTTAGTCTTCTCGCAAATACCGGTGGTGCTTCTAACTGGCTTGTTTCTTATATTACAAACGACGCAACGCCAATTACCGTCCCTCATGGCGGGACGGGGAACACCGCCTTCACAGCCCACGGAGTCTTAATCGGAGAGGGTACGAGTTCTATTGCCTCGACGGCAGCCGGAGCGAGTGCAAATCTTTTGATAGGCCAGGGCGCCGCTGATCCGACCTGGAACGCGATGTCTGGCGACGCCACGATTACCAACGCGGGCGTCATTACCGTCGCGAAAGTCAACGGCGTCTCCTTCCCGTCCAGCTTCACCAGCGGCGGCATTCCCTATGCGAGCGCCAGTAACACGATAGCTTCGAGTGGAGCGTTGACTCTTAATGGTGTTGTCTATGGCGGCGGTGCTGGAGCTTCGCCTCTTTCAACAGCACAAGGCGGCGCCAACACAGTTTTGATTGCGAACGCTGGGGCACCGTCTTTCTCGGCGGCGCCGGTGATTGGGACCTCGGTTACTACACCGATCAGCTACGGCGGCAGCGCGGCCGGATCGACCAAGACAATTAACGGTACGTCCAACGGTTCCCCAAGTTCGGCTTATCTGCTTTTGCAGACCAATGGTCAGTTCACACAAATTGGTGCTTCGACGCTGGCGCCGGACGCTTTGCTGACGATCAATAACAATACCGATAATGTGGCAGCGGTCGGGCTATTATCTACTACAATGGTGCATCTAGTACAGGCCGATTCTCCGGGTGGCGCCGTCGTGGTCATTGACACCTGGGGGAGCAACGGTGCCTATAATGTGAGACGTGCCGATGGTACGCAAACTGCAAAAAGTGCTGTCGCAGCCAATGCCGTCATTATGCAGAACTTGGCCAGCGCATGGAATGGCTCGGCCTATAATGCGCCCGCTGCTATTCGGCTTGTGTCTGGGGAACTCCAAAGCGGAACTGCGGGGGGTGGTTATTTCTCTGTTCTAACAACCGCGCTTGGAACTTTATCTATCCAAGAAAACTTCCGTTTCCAAGGCAGCGGTGGCCTCACTATTGGCAACGCCATTCTTACTACTGATCCCGGAGCAGGAAGCCTGCAACTTAACGGCCAAATCTTCGCGGCCAATATGACCCAGACATCTGCGGCCGTGACCGGTACAGTTTGCTGGACAACGGGAACCGGAAAATTCACAATTGACACCACAACTACCTGTCTGCTGTCAGCAGAACGATACAAGCATGATTTTAGGCCATTGGACGAAACCATTGACTCCTTGGCACTTGTTCTCAAAGCCAACCCAGGGTCGTTCTATTACAACGAAGACGTGGGCATTATGGGGGAACAAATCGGTTTCAGGGCCGAAGAAATAGCCCAGCTAGATGATCGGCTAGTATCTCATATTCCTGATGGCAGGGTCCAAAGCGTTCGCTACCAGCAATATACTGCGGTATTGACCAGGGCCATCCAGAGGCTTAATGCCAAGGTTGAGCAAATGGAGCGGAGAGTCGCATGAGTATTGATTTCACGGTAGTTCTCAAGGATCAAGACGAGGTTCCAATGAAGGATGTAATGACGATGCAGGCTAATGGAGGAATCGACACGATTCTGACGTTGGGGCGCGCCGCGTCTCACGCTCTTAACGTACAGAGTCAAGATGAGGGCGATCTGTCCGGGGAAGAGAAATTCAATCGCGGTATGTTGGCTTTCAAGATAAGAGACAATGCAAACTGCGAACTAAAAGCTGAAGAAGTGGTCTTGATAAAGAAGCAACTGGCGAAGCTTTACTCGCCTATTGTAATCTATCGTGCCTTTCCGCTTCTAGATGGAGGAGAGAAACCCAATGGCTGAAGCGAAACCGAATCCGAAGAAGCCAGACTGTTCGTTCTGCCAGAAGGTGAAAGACCTCTTACTTGGGGGTCTGAACTTCATTAAAGCGAAATAGGCTATGGCGAAAGTCGAAGAACGGCGCGAACAACGAATCGGTCTGATGGAGCGCGAACACTTTGTGCCGTGTTGGGAGAGTATTGTGAAGGCGCTCGAAAAGATTCCCCACTTTTGGGAATATCACACGCCAGAGTGGGCTTTTGAGGCCGCCATTCGTGGCACTCTGCAAATCTGGGCGATCGGAGACGAGAGAGGTGTGGATCTCTTCATTCTGACGATGATAGTCGAATACCCGAAGTGCAGAGTCTTACGGTTATTGGGGGCTTCTGGCGAAGGTTTAGACTCCCATCTTTCTCGGCTGCAAGATGTGTTCGACAAATATGCCGAGATTCAGAAGTGTGAGAAGATCGAAATCATTGGCCGATTCGGGTGGGCAAGGAAATTCAAGAAGCTCTGGGGGACGTCTTTTGACTGCGTCGTGATGACTCGACCGATTGAGTCGAAAAGGAGTCACTGAAATGGGCGGGCCTAGCGGACCACAGACGACGACACAACAGACGAGTACTCAGCTCTCGCCGGATCAGCAACAGCTGATGTCGCTGGCGATGCCAAGTCTTCAGAAGTATGCGGCAAACCCGACGACAGTTCCGACGAGTGGGCTTGTTGCGCCATTCACCGGGCCGCAGACGACGGGGCAGAACCAGGTCCTCGGGGTGAATCCAACGCAGCAGAATGTAGTAGGGTCTGGGGCACAGGCTTCGCAATTTCTAACGGGAGGCGCGGCCCTCGATCCGAGTACGAATCCAGCTGAGGCGGCGCAGATTCGAGCAGCAACTCTTCCGATTGAGCAGCAGCTGACTGAAGGGACGCTACCCGCACTTCGTGAGCAGGCGACCGGCGTCGGCCAGACTGGATCGAGCCGTGAGGGCGTCGCCGAAGGTATCGCAAGTCGTGGAGCAAGTCAGGCTGAGGGCGCAACGGCGGCAAATATCGCGAATACAGATTACCAGAACGCCCTCGATCAGATGACGAAGGCTCTAGCCTTGACACCTTCGACTGCGGCGGCGCAGGCCATTCCAGGAGCGACGACTAGCGCCGTCGGTGATACTCAACAGCAACAGCAGCAGCAGAATATCGACGCCCAACTTATGGCTCAACTCTACAATAGCCAACAGCCTCTTGCGACGGGCGAGGCCCTCGCTGGAATTGCTTCGGGGATTCCAGGGGCCTCGACCACATCAACCGGAACGATGAGCCCTTCGTCTCCATCGACTCTTCAGCAGATCCTCGGCCTCGGTGGTTTAGGCGTTGGAGTTCTCGGTGCCGGTGGCACTTCAGGGCTTGGTGGGGCGCTCGGGAAACTTCTTATGGGTGGTGGAGGGGCTTCCGCGCTTGCACCCGCCGGTGTGACTGGGGCCGCGAGCGATCTTCTGCCACTCTTGCTAGCATAGTCGGAGGAAAAGATGGAACCCGATCTCAATTCGATTATTGCAGGCCTCGGTGGAGGAATGCCGAGTGCGCCAGGACCAAGTCCGTTTCCGACTCCAGGAGGAGTTCCAGGTCAGGGGCCATTTCCTGCCCTTCGAGGGCGAAGCCTTGTTCCTCCAGGAATGAACGGCATCGATCCTGCCCTCGGGATAACGATGATTACGAATCCGGAGGCGGTCGCGGGGCATTTCGCAGCGCATGGGGTCGCGCCGCCTTCGGATATGCCAGAGAACGTCGGACCGGATGACGCGGCGCATTCGATTGGAAAGGCGCTTTCGACCACGACTGGATTTCCGGGAACTGAAGGCCAGCAGGGTGCAGCGGAATCTGTGCCGATGCCGAGGCCTCGACCGACGCCAGCGGCTGAGACTGCGAATGACACCGGGGCAGCGGTTCCCGCTGGCGATACGTCGCAGACTCAGGGGCAACTGACGAAGCAACCAAAAGCCGGATCGAGTAGCGCGATTGACGATCTCGGAAAGACGCTCGCCGGTCTGAAACCGATTCCGCCTCCTGCTCCGCCGGTCGTCAGGACGCCGGAAGCCTATCGGCCGACGAATCAGATTAGTCGGGCGACCCTTCCGACGGCGCTCTTGCAGAGCCTCTCGAATATCACGAAGGGCACCACCGGGCCGTATCGGCTCGGTCAGGCGCTCAGAGGAATCCGAACGGAGTAGGTCATGGCTAGTCTTGGACAAGCTCTTGCTGCGCAACAGCCAGATGGAAGCAATCCACCACCGCAAGCCGCACCTCAGCCAGGGCCGGATGACACTGGCGGTGCCCCCGTCAATGATCTGGCGAACCAGTGGAGCGATTGGGTTTCGAAGCCAACGAACCGAGCAGCACTGGCGCAATTCGGAATAGCGATGTTGCAACCCGTCAGACAAGGTGAGACTGGAATGTCTCACTTCGCGAACGCTGTCGGCTACGGGGGAGAGGCGGCGTCTAACGTCCAGCAGCAGGCGCTCAAAGAGAAGCAGGTCGAAGACACCAGTCAGCTTCATGCGGCGCAGGCCGAACTGGCGGGGACGAGAGCTTCAGTCTTGCCGATGCAGGCGGAGAGTGCAGCACGAACGGCTGAGGCAAGGGCTCAAGCCGCTAGCGCGGGAGCAGAGAATGCCGCACTTCGAACGCAGCTTCTCGGAGAGAATACTAGAACCCTTCGCGATATTCAGAAGGCGAATGCCTATCAGCACTATGTCGATCAAACAACGAAGCAGAACTCAGACCCTCTGAATACGGCGGGCCCTCAGCCGATTATGGATCGTCAGACGTGGGAAGCCAGCCAGAACCTTGGTGGCCCGGCGCCGGGCGCAGACGTTGGGCTTCCAGTGAAGCCGCCGGGGCAGGGGGTGAAGCCAACTTCTGATGCTCTGATTAAGAGTTCGCCGAATCTACAAGCGCTGATGAAGTTGCCAGACGCCGATCCTCGAAAGGCGGCCGCAATCGAGCGAGCCCGAAGCATGGTGTCTGATCCTCTCGTCTTCGATAAAATGGTCAAAGGACAAAGCCAATGAACCCACTTCTGATGGCGTTGATGCAGAGAGCAGGGATGGGCGGAGGCGGCCCTCCGATGCAGCCAGTCCAGACTGGCGGGATGCAGGCGCAGCCACCTCGACCTATGCCGCAAGTGGCACATGTCGCCCCAGGAATTACTGGCGGCGCTCAGCCTCCGGGCGTGCTCCCGACGCCTGCGCCCGCGCCGAATCCACAGCCTTCACTTCCAGCGCCGGTCGCTTCAGTCGGGCCGGGGGATACGTCGGCACCTGCGTTCTCGCAGCCCGCGAGGGGTGGCGTCGGTCAAGGGCCGAACGGATTGATGCCGGCCCGTCAAGGTGATATGTTCAATCCACCCTTCACTGGTGCAGAACCCACGACTGGTCCGGCTGGAATCAGTCCGCCAGTCAATAACTTTGGCCGGAGTCCGCTCGGCGCGCTTCTGATGCCGCAGAATATCCAGACGATGATGCAGCGGCTTCCGCAAGCTGGACCTAGTAGTGGAGGCTCTGGGTTCATCTGATGGCTGACCCATTCGAAGACCTTATGCAGTCTTCGAGCGCGCCCTCAGTCGGGACTGCGCCCTCTGATCCGTTTGCGGACCTAATGAAGTCGGCGCCGCAAGAGAGAGACCCCTTTGCTGATCTAGCGAAAGAGGCCGGAATTCAGACGCCTCAGCCAGAAGCTAAACAGCCACCTCCACAAACCAACGATGGAAGTGATGGCTTCTGGCAGACGATGGGCGGAGCCGCTCAGAAAGGTCTGAGTGAGGGGTGGCAGCAGACAAAACTTCTGGCGCAAGCCACTGGTCGAAAACTCTCGGGGGGCGATTTCTTCCAGGATCAACCGCCTCCTCCGCCAGAGGTGAATGACGAAGCAACAAGCGTCTTGAATCAGCCCTGGTCGGCTGATAATGTGTTCAGTCCGAAGAAGTGGGGGGCCACGATCGTTCATGGAGCGACGAGCGCCTGGCCCGAACTCGGCGCGGCGGTTCTGGGTGGCGCGGCTGGCGGCCTTCCAGGTGAAGCGGCAGCCTTCGGCCTCTCTACTGGCGCCCTCAGTCTGATGCCGAACTATCAG